AAACCGCTATTACCGTTCCAAGTCAAACCAAGACCTTGACAAATGGCGCATACACGACACTCACTTGGACCGTTCCAAGCCTTCCCGCCAACGTGGCTACTGGTTTGCAGGTGCGCTTTTTCGTGAACAATATGCCCACCGGGGCTTCAAAATATGTCGGTTTTGCCCAAGTCATGCTCAACGCTGGCCCCACAGCGGCCCCCTTCAGCCTTGCGGGCGGGGACATTCAAGGGGAATTGGCGAAGTGTCAGCGGTATACCTATGTGATTGGGTCTAGCCCAAGCGTGGGAGCATATAAATTAGCTGGAGTAGGTCAAGCATTCGGTGCCGCTGCGGGTGGCGCAATGCTTTACTATCCTGTGACAATGCGCGCCCTGTATAACAGCGTTACTGCAAATGCATCACAATGGTCCGTTTTGGACGCCGGTGGAACAAATCGTGCCATTACAACCCTTACCCCGAACCTATCTTTCAGCACAACAAACGCCCTATATCTAGGTTGGGCTACGGCTGGAAGTATGGTTGCTGGTAATGCGGCTTTGCTGGTTGGAAATAATAACGCAGCGGCAACGATTGTCATTGACGCGGAGTTATAAGCCATGACCTTGCCTTGCCGCCACATGCAACGCGCTTACCTATGCCAGACCCAAAGCCTGGCAGCTGCCTTTTCCTCGGAAGTGGCTGACTTCAATGAAATGGCTAGGGGCGCGGTTCAATGGTGGTGGGACGGCGAAGACAACACCACTGGCGAAACGTGGCTTGAAGCAAGTGTGGATGCAATCCATTGGGCACCTATCCCAGGCAGCCGCATGGACCTATCAGAAGCCACGAAATCTAACCTCTGGGATCGGCGCAGCATTGGGTTTCGGTATCTTCGCCTTTGCTACACGCCAAACACCACAACAACCGGAACACTGACGGCGGTGGCCGTGGGGAAAGCACGATGACAATGCTGGAAAGCCCTGTTGTTCCGGTGACCAATGCCCCCGGGGAAAAGCTGGCCGTTGACGCCACGGTTACTTTGGACACTGCCGTGACCACGTATGATTCAATCAAACACCCCATTACCGACACGGAAAGCCCGTTGACCCTTCCGGCAAACACCAAGCGGTTTTTGCTTCGGGCCAATACCAAAAAAGTCACCGTTGGTTTTTCTGCCAATGACCCGGACGCCTTCACGCTGAACCCAGGCAGTGTTTTTGACAGCTGGGACACCAAGCGCTCAAGCCCCCTTACCATTTATTTGACAGCTTCCCAGCCCACGGATACCGTTACCGTAATCCTTGGTTCCTAATTTCAGCCACTTGCCTAATTTGGCCTAAACATTTCGCACCGCCTGCCGACACCCAAGGCATGCGGTGCACCGCTATGTGGCAACCAAAACTTTCACGTGAAGGGAACACACCATGGGACTCAACAAAGACAAGCTGGTTTATGATTCGTCTGACGTAGCCAACAGTGACAGCGTTGCGGCTTTCCTGCGCACGGGCGCGGGTGCCTTGACTTCCACGAACGTGGGCGGCAAGGAAGCCCTTGACGTGAACATGGTCAATGAAATTGACATCCGTGACTTGGCTTATACCCAAGACAGCGTGACCTCACACCAAGGTGGAAGCTGGACCGTTGCCGCGACACAATCCGGCAGCTGGACGGTTGCGGCTACCCAAAGCGGCACCTGGACGGTTGAACAGGGTGGGACGTGGACAGTTACCGCCACGGCAACGGATTTGGACATTCGTGACTTGGTTGCGGCCTCGGATTCCGTCAGCGCCTACACCAAAGACGGCTCGGGCAATGCGATCAACAGCACGTCAAACGCCTTGAATACCTATATCACCAACAGCGCCTTGAATGTTAAAGACGCGGCTGAAGCCATTTCCCACGCCCGCGTGCAAGTCACAACCACGTCCGGCCTGTTGATTGCGGCCCTGTCCAATCGTCGCCGCATGGTTGTTCAAAACCTCGGCAACAAGCCCGTTTATGTTGGCGCTTCGGGCGTCACGTCCAGCGGTGCAACCCAAGGTATCAAAATCAACGTTGGCGCAAGCTTTGAATTCCCCCTTGGCGCTGGCGCGGCCCTTCACGCGGTGTCTGAATCCGGCACCCAAGACGTTATTGCTTTCCAAGCGGCGTAATTTGAACCCCCTCGGGGAAAGGAAAAACCATGAACGTTTCATTTATTGCTGTTGTGACCTCGGTTCTGAATGGCGTTGAATCCAAGCAAAATATCGCTGTGACCCTTCCCAATGACATTGCGGCTTCCCTTGTTTCGGCCATTGGTGTCAATGACACCCAAGCCGAACAAATCGGAAAGCTGGGTGACGCCATTGTTGAAATGGGGACCAAGCTGGACGCCGAAACAACCTTGACCGCCAAGGATTTCCAATCGTCTGCCGAAGCCACCTTGGCGGCTTAATGCCCTAAGTTTTGCTGTGACCTCCGTGCCCCCTTTGTGCTAGGCTTTCCGCAAGCAACACACAAAGGGGGTTTTCCTATGGTTCAAGTGACACAAATAGACGCGCGGCGTGCTACGGAATTGGTCAAGTTTTTGGGCCGGGCCAAGATGGAATTGGAAGGGGCTGAAGAAATGCTGGCCGCTGGCCAAGTGCTGCATTGGTTCGGGGAACACGCCAAGAAAATCCACGCAGACGTGGCCCAACAAGAAGCCGCTGCCGCCGAAGAAATTCAACAAGCGCTGGCGTTTAAGCGTTCGGCAGGGGAAACCAAGGGGCAATGTGCTAAAGTGGACGTTGAACCCAAGGCAAAAGGCAAAAAATAAATGGCACCCATTACGGAAAACCCTGACCGCGCTGACGTGAATGACGGCAGTTTAATAAGTGCCGTTGTCTCAGTAGGCACCACAGCCGTTGAATTGAAGGCTGGGGCAAGCCGAAACCCAAGGCGGCAAGGCGTCCATGTATATGTTGATTCCAACAATGTGGACATATACACCGGCCCGGCAGGCGTGACCGCCTCGGGCGCGGCCAAGGGGATTCCGTTGAATGCGGGCGGGGAACGGTGGTTTCCCGTGGGTGACGTAGCCGTGTGGGCAATCACGTCCAGCGGGACAACAAACGTAATTGTTCAGGAATACGTCTAATGTCAGGCGGACCAAGCGTGTGGACAAGCCCCACCGCACGGGGCACATTCTTTTCAAACGGCGTAGGGAAAGCCCTGCCGTTTTCTGCCGAACGAAACGCCCAACAAGCCATTCAAGAAGCTTTGCTTCCCACGCCTGAAGTAACCACCACGGCGCTGAATGCCACGAAAACTTTGACGGCAAGTAATCGCCTTGTGCACTTGTTTCTTGGCACGGCTACCGGCCAAAGCCTGGTGTTCCCCGCTGCCACCACACTGGCACAAGGCTGGTTTTTTGATGTTTGGAACTTGTCCAGCGCGGCCATTGCGATCAAAGACGCAGGCGGCAACGTGCTTGTCAATCTTCGAGCCAACGGGCGAACCATTGCTTACCTTCGGGACGCCACAACAAGCAATGGTATTTGGGCCTTGACCTATACGCTGGACAACGGCAACGCCTTCGGAACGGAATTGCTGATTGCCACGGCTGACGCTGAAACAAGCAACAACAGTCAAACCACGTGGGCCAATAAAATCACGCTGACAACGCCCGCTTCCTTGGCGCTTGGTGACTACCTCATTAACTTTCAATTCCAATGGCGGGCAGCAAACGCCAATAGGAACGCGGACGTGCGCGTGCAATATGACGCGGCTGACCTTGAGAATTGGCAACCATTCATGAACAACGTCAGTGAACGGCAATTGCTTTCCGGGTTCACTCGCGTGCAAAACATTTCCGGGGCGCATACCTTCACACTTGATTTCCGCGTGGGGCCAGCTTCCGGCACAACGGTTTATATGTCACGCGCTCGCATGTTTGCGTGGAGGATTCTGTAATGGTTACCTATACGTTTTCAAAGCTGTGCGCGTCTGACCGGCTGCAAAAAGAAGTGCTGGAAAGCACAATCACCATTGCCCTTGACCATATTGAAACCTGTGACGCCCCCGCCCAAACCCAGCTGGTGTTTAAGGCAGCCCTTTCGGAAGTCGAACAAAACACGCTTGGCCTTATCGTCTTAAATCATTCAGGGGAACCGCTTGCCATTGTGGAACCAACCCCGGTTGAAGTGGTTTCACAACCGTCTATTGCCGTGGAATCCCAGCCGCCATTTGCCGAACCCTTGCACCGCACAAAGCTTGACGCGGTTGCCTTACCCGTGACGATTCAGCCGGGTGAACAGGGTAACATTGATTACCAAATGCCAAGCGAACGCTGGGCTTTTGGTGGGGGCGGCTTGGTTGTGGGCGCTGAACCGGGCGATTGGATTGAAGCAATGGTGGTTGACACCCTGGGGCTTATTCCTGAAGCCTATCACGCGGCACTCTGTGAACCCGTTCCCGGTTGGCCCGTGGTCAACACTTACGTGGTCAAGCAATGGATTTTGGCGGCTGGTGCCGGGGGAAACACCACGTTTGAAATCAACACCTATCCTTTGATTGCCAAGGTCACGCCGGGCTTGACCCTGCGCACCATATACCACGCGGCCAATACAGGGGGACCGCGCACCGTATATGCAAACCTTTCCCTGACAATAAAGCTTTGACACCATGCTGTTTTGTTTCACCGCCACCAAGCAACCACTGTCCCGCGCCGTCCGCTGGGGCCTCGGGGAAGATTGCAGCCATTTCGCCTTGGTATTCGACGAACGCCCGGAAGGCTATGGCCTTGTGCTTCACAGTGACTTGATGGGGGTTCGCCTGTGCTGGTGGAATGAATTTCAGAAAACCCACCAGCTGGTGCATGTCCTGCGCCCAAAATACAGCCTTTCACTTCAACAGGAAGAATCATTCTATCGGGCAGTTATTTCCCGCTTTTATGGGCAACCGTATGATTTCCGTGCCTTTGCTTATTGGGCCTATTGCATGGCCCTAAAGAAAATGGCTAATCGTCCGATTCCCCCTGTGAACGCTTGGGGGGAACCAAACGCTTTCCTGTGCACAGCCCTGGCACAAGCACTTCGTGACCCGGTTTTCCAAATCCTGAAGCTGAACACCCTGCACACGCTGCCCGATTTTGAAATGGTAAGCCCCCACCAGCTTTTCCTTGCCTTGTGCAAAAGCCCGGTTTTGGAGGTTTGCCAGTGGAAGAATTGCGCACAATCATCCTCGGAAGTGTCGCCACCCTAGTCATGGGTGGCATTGCCTTCCTTATCCGCAGCTACTTCCAGCGAATCCAAGAAGATACCCGAGACATTCAAACCACCTTGAAAGAAGAAAGCCGGGCCGGGGCCAAGGTGGAAGGTGCGCTCGAAATGCTTGCCCGCGAAGTCAAGGCCCAAGGAGAAGCCGCGACCCAGCTTAGGGGTGAAATTAACGCAATGTGGCGTTTTCTGGAAGGAAGCCATGCACGTGTAACAGACAAAAAAGGGGGATTGCACCATGTGGACTGATTTGCTTTTGAAGGCAGCCATTGCCATGGCCATGAAACTTTTGACGGAAACCTTCATTGCCCGGGGGATCATTCGCGCCTCTCGCGCCTTGGCAGACAAAACCACCAACACCCTTGACGATGGCATGGTGGACGATTTGGCCGAAGCCCTTAGCCAACCTGACTTGAAAAAGAAGGCGTGACCTGACATGATGACACCAATACACCCCGCAAAATCCTGTGCGCAGGAAGACACCCCAAGGGCGGGCAGGTGGAAGGGACGAACGGGCCAAGCTTCGGCGGCCCAACGTAGGGGAAGCAACCCCACCCGAACACGCCTGCTTTTGCTTGTTGGGGTGGGCTTTTTCTTTTCCTGCGGCGTGTTCAAAACCCATGACGCAGGCACAACCACCAGCCCCAAAAAAGAAGACGTTGTTGCCCGGGTTCGCTTGTACTCGGAACAGCTGGGAAACCCTTATGGGCACGTGGCCCGCTGTGACAGCGTGACCTTTGTGGGCGTCTATCAAGCGGGCTTGAGAAGGCTTGGCCTTCCACCCGTGGTTGACCTGACCTTGCATGACTATACGGTGCAGGCCGATGGCCAAAAGGTTTATGGGACGGGGGAATTGCACCGAAGCGTTGAACCATGCCACGTGGACGGATTGCCTAGCTCGGAAAATGATAGCCGTTCGGAATGCAGCCAAGACGGTGTGCTTGCCTACCTGCATGAACGCCTTGCCGCTGGTGATACGGCGGCCATTCTTCGGGCGATCAGGCACGCCAAGGCTGACGATTGGAATTGGTGCCGTGGTGGGGACGTGGCTTATACGCGGACATTGCCGCTTGCCCCTCTCATGAATGACATTGAAGCCAAATTGTCCGGCCACCTTCGCTTGGCCCAAGAAGCTGACGCCCTGCCGTCTTTGGATTCATTCCGTGGAAACGTCCTTTTTGAGTATGTCGCCTTGAAAGCTGCCGTGTTTGGCTACGTGAATGAAGTGGAACGGCAGGCTGTGGCGGGGCTGGTGAAAACAACCCCGTCAAACTTGGCCTATAAAGCGTTTTTCCACCGCTTCGGGGACGGAAACCAGGGGGGGAATTTGCGCGAATTCTTGGTGCCATTCTGGCCGTCTGACAGGCTGCCTTCCCGTGAGCCGGGACAATTCAGCTGGGACGGTGGCCACAACGCCCAATTGTATGCTTGGGCGGCGGGGTGGCTATGAAGGGACAGGTTGCTTGCCGGTGTGGGTGCGGGGCGGCCAATGTCGCCCCTGGGTTTTTGGCGGCCATTGCCCGAATGGAAGAAATTCTTGGTTTCGAAGTGGTGGCCTTGTCCGTGTGCCGATGCGAAAAACACAATCAAGCCGAAGGTGGGGAAGACAAAAGCCACCACCTGGCGACACCCGCGCATGACTGTTGTGCTGTGGACGTGGAAAGCCCTGATACTGACATGGATACCAGGCTGAAGATTGCCAAGGCTGCCGAAGTGGCCGGGTTTCGAGGGTTCGGCTATGCCCGGACCTTTTTGCATATCGACATGGGGCGGAAAAGGTTTTGGTTCTATCCGGGGTTCTTGACCCGCCACCCTGCCCTATGCCCATGGAAAAACCCAGCGGAGACTACCCAATAGCTGGGCACTCCTGAAGGGGGCAAGCCTTTGAAAAAGGGCTTGCCTTTTTCTTTTGGGCTTGGCAATCTTGGTTTGTTCGCGGTTTGAATACTTGCCCGAAAGGGCTGGTGCGATAATCAAGAACGATGGAAGCCCCGAGGTTAACCCCTTGGGGCTTTTATGTTTTCCCCATGCGCGGCTTTTCTGTATCGTGGCCGGATTCAAACACGTTGCGCCATAAGCGCGTGGGAAGGTCAAGCCGCGTGGGTTTCCTGCAAAATTTGACAATGGCCATAATGCACAAGGTCACCAGGCCGAAAAGGCACAAGGCTAACGCAGTCATGAAGCTTGGCCCGTCAAATCTATCCCACATAAAACCCCCTTGCGATTGCGCTTTGCGACCCACGCCCCCAATTCAGCGACAATCAGACAAAAATTTTCAGGATACACCACGGCAGCAAATCCCCCCGCCGTGGCTATTTGCCGAAGGTTATGCACTTGCAGCGTGTCAATTTTTGCTTTCGCGTCACGCTTTAATTCCAACGCCACAAACTGACCGCGAACGCACGCCAAAATGTCAGGCGTGCCACGCAAGCCCACTTGTTGCACCTTCACAGCCCACACCTGCGGCAGCGTGCGAAGCCAAGCTTGGACCTTTTGCTTGAAAACGGTTTCCGGCTTCACAGGCTTACCTTTTTCTTGTCTGCCCATGACGTGGTGGACATGGCCGCGTCAACGTCCATGGGTAGGAATTTATGGGGGTAGGCTGCGCACATGATCCGTTTTAACTCGGGCAAAATGTCGGTTTCGCTTTCATGGATTTCCAGCAACAAACTGTCATGCACTTGCAACAAAAGGCGCGATTTTTTGCGCGTGGAAACAAGGAAATCGTGCACGTTGTTCATGGCGAATTTGGCAATATCGGCCACCCCGCCTTGAATCAACGTGTTGGGGGCCTTGTAGCAAAATTCGGGGTTATTGAAATAGTTCACTCGCCCCGCCCAATTCACGATATAGCCGCGATTTTCGGCCACGCTGGTGACGGCACGAATGAATTTGCTGACCTGTGGAAGGCGCTCAAAGTATTGGTCACGCAAAGCACGGGCTTTTCCCAGCGATATTTTCAAGGCGGTGGCGAGTTTCCCCGGGCCGCCCCCATACAACAGCATGAAATTGATTGTTTTGGCTTCCTGGCGTTCCACACCCATGGTTTTTCCCGTGGCCGTGTGAACGTCAAGCCCTTCAAGGATTTGATTGATTACAGACATTTCCCCCGCATAGTCCAGCATAAGCCTATATTCCGCCTGACTGTAATCTAATTCGGCCAGCTGAAACCCGGGGCGGGCAATGACGGCACGCTTGACGGGAAAAACTTCGTCCGCCGATTCTTCTTTCGGAACGTTTTGCATGTTTGGTTCCGACATGCTCATGCGTCCGGTTTCCGTCCCGCCTTGCCGAATGTTTGCATGAAGCACGCCGTTTTCGTCTGCATACTCCAAGAAATTGGCGTAATAGGTGAACGCCTTTTTGTGGGCCGCTCTAATTTGTTGAACCAATTTGGCCACAGGGGTGGAAAAGCCTTCTAGCACTTCGTCGGTGAAAGACGGATTTCCCTTTTCGGTCAGTGGGTATTTTTCCCCCATTTTCGTGAAGGCTTCTTTAAGCACCTTCGGCCCGTCCACAAATTCCAGCCCTGTGACTGCCTTGAATTCGTGCATGGCGTTGGCTTCCCGGCTTTCCTCATAAGCCTTGGCCCGTCTGCAATACTCAAGGTCAAGCTGTAATCCAACCTGTTCCATGGCAAAGCATGTTTTGATTAGCTTGCGCTCATTGGCGGCTAGGCCCGAGGGCCGGGGCACGTTGACCGGCACCATGGCGTCAAGTTTCTTCAATTCTTCCAGCTGTGAAATCCCCACCAGCCTGGTGATTTCCCCGTCTGTGCAACCATAGGGGGCAATCACGTCCAAGGGCACCCGATCATAATGGGGCACCTTCTCTTTTTTCTTTTTGCCGGGGAAAAGCTTTGGGGTGAATAGCCCGTGCTCGGCAATGAAGTCTTCCACTGCCGTGCTTTTTTCCCGCCCAATTTGCTTCGAAAGGGCGTCAAGGCCATATTGAAACATGTCGTTTCGAACAATCCGCCCTTGGGTTTCGGTATCGTGGACGGTGCCAGCGATTGAAAGCCCTTCCCGGGCCAGCATGGCAAGGTCAAACTTGGCATTGGCCAAAAACCAATAGCTATCGGGGTTGCTGAAAATTTCTTGTAGCCGGGCCAACCACTCGCGCGGCAACCACCATTCTTCCGGCAGGTCATACCACTGGCCAGCCACGTATTCCTTGGGGTTGAAATTCAGATAGAAGCTCTCGGTTGCATCGGCAAGGATGACAGAAAAAAGCCTGTCACCCTGGTAGGGGCGCAGGCCAGTGGTTTCCGTGTCCGTGCCATACATTCCCGCGTCTTTGAAGCGGGCAAGCACTTGGTCAAACTGATTTCTTTGGATTAGTGACATTTTTACCCATGGCTTCTGTCAGCAAAGTGTCCACAACAAGGCTTTCCGTGCATCCGTGCTTTTTGGCTTGTTTCTTGACCCATGACTTCACGGTTGCCTTGACATACACGAAAAGCACGGTGTTACGCTTGGCCGCTGCTTTTTTCAACACGTCCATTTTTCAAAACCCCTACAGTGAAAGGCGCTGAAGCTGTTTCCTCCGCTACCTGCGAAGCCTTCACAGTTTTCAGCCAAAGTTTCAAAACACCGTCCCAATAGAACCCACGCGCTTTAGCTTCCCCCGTGCTTTTTCCGCCGTCAACCCAGGGTTTTTCAGTTTGGGCCACCAGCTGAATGTTTTCTTCTTTCGACCGTGCAAGCACATGTTCAGCGTCATAATGGGATAGCACAGAAAACATAGTGAGAACATCGAACACCGCACGGTGCGCGAACGGATTCAAAAACCCATGTTCAGCTGCAAGGTGGGTTAGTTTTCTGGTTTTCACGTGCGCCGGGAACGGAATATCAAGCTGGGTGTCAATCCAATGCAGGGCAGGGATTTCCACGCCCCAACGCTTGGCGTAATTTTCAAGCAACGGCTTGTCAAATCCTGTTCCATTGTGGGCAACAACAGCCTGCAAACCTTCGGCCTCAAGGTGTGCCACAAGGTCATTCAAGGCACATACCGGGGACACGCCCCAATCCTCTAAAACGGGATTGGTCAGGCCCGTCAGGAATTCAATATCAGGCGAAAGCGTTGGCATGTTTTCGTGCCACACCAGCGTGCTGAAAATGCGAAGCGGGGCCTTGGTTGCCGTGTCCCAAAGCACGCCCCCGATTTCCGTGATTTCCGCAGTGGTTACGTCAACGCTATTGGTTTCAAAGTCAATTCCGAACAAAAGCATTTTGCACCCTTTCAGGAAAGAACAGGTGGCTTGCAGCTGCTACCCAACAAGCCACCTGCCTAGCAGTAACGGGTTTAGGTTGGTCGGGCCTCATGACCCTAGAACCATGCTGACCCGCTGGCGCTATCAGAATTGCCGCGTTGCGGCAGTTTCGGGATCAATCGCCGGGCTATTGCCAATTCCACCGGCTTCCGCTTCAAGGTCGGTGTCCATGACGCGCACGGTGGCCGTGCTGATGATTTGATACCAGTCATGGGCTGCCTTGATTTCCTCGGGCGTGCTTTGCCGCGACATGGCCGCGTCAAACACGTAGAAGGTGCCCTTGTCGTTTTCCTGCTTTTTGCACGAAAGCGCAAAGACGCGGCTAGCCGTGGGTTGGTTGGCAAGTTTCAGCTTGGTGAAATAGGTCACCAGCTTTTTGCCTGCCGTGTAGCTTGTGCGGCGCATGCTGACCAAGTAGGGGAAGGCTTCGCCCGAAGCGATTTGGCTGGGCAACAGGCAATAGAAATTCAACGCCCTGTCACGCCTGACTTTCAACCCGCCCATGACTTCTTCCATAGGCCAATTTTGGTTGGCCGCCGTCATGGGTTCTTGGCGCACGTATTCCATGCTTCCCGTGTTGTTCTTGTCTTCAAAAATAATCCACGTTTTAGTGGTTTTGAAAACAATGATTTCCACAGGGGTGTTTTTGTCCCCGATCACCTGACCATTCAGGTTGTCAAGCATGTCACCAATGCGGGCTTTTTCGTCTGTCACAGCCTGGGAAAGCCCTTGCATTAGCAAAATCTTGGGCAACAAAATATCGTCAGCGCTGATTTCTTCGGCACCCCACGCCGTATTCGGCACCGTGGGAAGCACATTAGCAGAAGCGGCCACAGGCAAATTTTCTTCCTTCACTTCCACCGCTGGGGCCTCGGGCTTGGGCATTTCCATCTTGATTTGAACACCTTGATTTTCCATTCACGTTTCCTTTCATTGCTTCACTATTCCAAGCGCACCATGCGCTTTAGGCCAAAATCACGCCCTTAACACCCTTGTCCGCCAAGTATTGGGCGATTCTTTGCACCGCCGTGCGCTGCCATTCCCCGCCGTCAGCTTCATGCAGCGATACCACGGGCAATTCACTTTCCCGCTGGTGTAGGCGCAAAATAAACGGGCATTCCACTTGTTGGATTTCAGGGAAGGCACGGCGCGGGGCCAGCACAACCGGGTTTTTGATTGCAACCTTGTCTTCCAGCACAGCCCCCACCTTCCGATTGACGGTTTGCGTAATTCCATCGTCAAGCGAAGTGGTGACCTTCTCGGCTCGGATTGTCCCCAGCGTTGCAAGGATTTTTTCCTTGTCGGTGGTGTTGGCAAACCGGGCCTGAAGAAACACAAGGAAGTCTTCAATGCTGACCTTTTCGCCAAAGGGGAAAGGCTTGGTGTCATATTGAGCGAAAACCGGACGCTGCCGCGTTCCTTCATTCCAAAAAATTTCCTCCAAGACATTCACCACGCTGGGGCTTTCCACGTGGATTGAAAAGCGTTCGGCACCTTCGGTTTCCACGCCGTCAATTTGTTCAGCCAAATAGGTCACAAGGGAATCAAGCGTGTGAAGTTTTAAACCTTGGGCCATGGGGGGCACAATCCGGTCAAGCTTTTGCGTTGCATAGGTGCCGCCCAAGACTTCAACGCAGGGTTCCGGGCGCAGGGAAAGGATTCTGTCAATAGCTTCCCGAATCATACTTCCACTTCCTTCATGGCAACCACGTTTTCAGAATCGCCACGGCGCTGCACAAGGGTGGTTTCCCCGTCTTTGCCTTCGGTCATGTGGGCAGTGACAAGAAGCGGCTTCACAGGGGCAAGCTTTGATTCGCATTTGATTGTGGCGCTGCACGTTTCCCGGGCTTCGTCAGCTGCGAAAATAAAGGAAAGCGTGATTTTGCGCTTTGCATCGTGCTTTGTGTTCACGTCCTGCATGTTTTTCAGCACGGCTTCCAATTCGCGTTGGAACAATTCCGAAGCGGCCCCGTTGCCAATACTGCCCAAGCTAACTTCCGTCCATTTCGTCTTCATGATTCTTCCTTTCAAAAGCGTGCGACATTGCACACCGTGTGCAGTGTAACAATCAGCCCTTACGCATGCCAAGCGTTGTCACAAGCTTGGGTTCGGCGATACCGGGCACGGTGAAATCAGGGTTGCCTTGCTCAAGGGCGGCTTCCATTTCGCGCTTATACCAGCTGTTGAGGGTTTGGCTGTTGACCGTAATCAATTCGTCAAAAATACCCCGCTGGCGCAAGTGTCCAAAAAAAGCTTCGCGCTCCGAACCGTCTTTGGGAACGGTGACGGTGAAACGGTTTTGCTTGAAAAGTGTGCCGTGGCCCGCTACGGCAAACTTGTCCATGTCGTATTCGTCCATGCAGGCAATGACTTTTGACTTCAGACTTTCCACGATTTGGCTTTGGTTTTTGGCCTCGGCTTCGATGCGTTCCAGCTTCCCTTTTTCTTCCCAAATTTGGGCGCATAGGGTTTGGAAATCGGCAAGCGTAATGCTTTGGGCGGGCGTGTTCATGCTTCGTTTCCCCTTTCAAATGTTTCAATGATATTGCCTTTGACCGCAGTGGCCACGGCAACGGCGCGTTTTTTGCTTGAATAGGCGGTGGGCGATTCCTCGAAAGGCCCCGGGCTTTTAACAATAAACCAGCTGCGTACGTTTTCGTTTCGGCGCACTACAACGCGCGTAGCCATGGCCCGCGATTCCTCGGGAATGCTGAACACGTCGGCAATGGCCCACATGATTTCACCATTCTTGGAATGCCCAATTTTCTTCAGACGCCCGCGCTTTGCCATTTCCGCGCAACGCGCGGTGGCGGCTTGCATTTTTAGTTTGGCGTTGATTTGGGCGCTGGTGTGGGGGCCGCGTTTCGATAGCAAATCTAAAATGCGCTCAGTGTTCGGCTTGGCTTTCATTTTGTTTCCTCAAATTGAGAAGTGAGGAAACCTTACCAAACGCTTGCAGGTATGCAAGCACTATTTCATTTCGTCAATTCTATCCTTCAACGCGCGGTTTTCAGACAGTAATTTTTTCCGCTCCGCGCTAAGTATGGCAAGCTGGCCTTCATAGGCAAGGGCCAAAAAGGCGACCGTTTGGGCGGGGAACCACAGGTATAGGCCATTTCGGATTTCCTCACCCACCTGGGGACTAGCCAAATCGGGAAGGGCGAGGGCGTCAACACCCAGCGTTTGTTTCAGGCGTGTTGCATCCATGGGCGTGGCAGTCACAAGCTTGGCCCCCAACGTCTTTGCCATGTCCGCAACATGGGCAGGCCAGTGGCGAGATTCCCGGGCATTCATTCCTATCAACGTCCACATTTCCGCGCTGTTCATTTAGCTTCACTCCAAAGGTGCGTTCCCAGCCTTCACGCCATTTTTCATTGGTAACCTGTAACCTACGGTTTGCCCGTGATTTCATGCTTTCGCTCATAAGTGTTCCTTCCAATCACAGCAAGGGCACCACACCATATCATCTTCGAGACAAACAGGCGCACCACAATAAGGGCAAACCCCGGGCAGCCAATTACTCATTGACGCTAACCCCCAACGTAAGGTGGCCTTGGTCCGTGTATCGCATAAGATTTTGCATCCCGTTTTCAAGGATTGTCAGCTTGACCGAAGCCTGCAAAACAGCACACTGTTCAGCATTCAAATCCCACCAAGCGCACTTTTGCCCGATACAGCGGCAATCGTCTGCCCGTTGCGCCGTGACGGATAGGATAGGGCAAAAGCGGGTTGTCATTTTTGCACCCTATATTTTGCGCATTCATTCAAAAGCGCTTTGGCTTCCATTTCCCATTTTTCCCACAACGTCCGGTCACCAGCCTTTGGCGAGGAAATACCGCGCAAGGCGCGTTCCAAAAGATTACTTGCCGCGCGGATCAATTCGGGCTTGGTTGCTTCCTTGGGGGCCTTGTCAAGCTTACGTGGCAGAAATTCGGTAACGTCCCACACAATGGCCGTTTGCCCGGTCAATGCACATTGCGCCTCACCCACTTCCATGACCACGCCCATATCACGCAATTCCGTCAGGCGGGCACATACCGACCCTTTCACAATCGCGTTTGGTATTCCGGCGAATAGTTCACCGGCTGTTTTTGGCCCATGCAGGTATAGCCTTTCATACACAACAAAGCGGGCCTTGGACAAAAGCCCTTCGTCACGTATGCGGTGATAGGCTTCAATGCTGGTGCGGCGCGTCATTTGTCCACCTTTTCCGTGTACTCTTTGCATGCTTCAGCCAATGCGCTGAATATTTCTTGCCAATCGTTAGTAATACAGCGCAACCATTTGAAAATCACGTCATGCACTCCGTTTTGAATCACGCATAGTGTGTGCTTTTCACAGCTGTAGCACGAACGTGTTTTGCATACGCTATTCATATAATGTTCCCCCACTTCAAAATGCTTTCGGCCACGTTTGCTTTGCTTGTTAAGGCTTGCAGCACTTGGGCGTCAATCGTCCCCGGTGTCACAAGGTCAAGACGGGTTACCTTTTCGTGAATTGAACTTCCGCCACGGTAATTGCGGGCCTCGGCTTGCAGGTCATTTTCAAGCGAAAAATTACGGCTGAAAAAAATGCTGTAGCTGGAAGCCGTCAGGTTGACACCAACGCCCCCACTGGCCTGATTGGCGATCATGACCCGGCATTTGGGATCATTCTGAAACATGTCAATATTGGCTTGGCGTTCCTTGCCCGTGACTTCCCCGTGCAATTGGGTGTAACCCAGCCCCAGCTTTTCACACACCTGGCGAATAACAGCATAATTTGCATGGAAAACGGCCCACACAATCACCTTGTGGTTGGGGGCAATATCTTCCAGCAAGTCAGCAAGGGCCGCGATTCGTGGGCAATCGTCAAAAACCACTTCGGTGCCGTCTTCCGCCTTGAGGAATCCGCTGACGATTTGCTGTAAGCGCAACCCCTTGGTGATTGCCAGCTGTGCGGTGCACACCTTTGATTTTAGGAACGCCACGAAATCTTTTTTCATTTGTTCATAGGCGCGGGCTTGGTCAGGTGCCATTTCCACTTCAACCGTGTCACGCACCAGCGGGGGCAAATCCAAGCACTCGGATTTCACCACGCGCATGGCTTTGCGATACATTAGCCTACCCAATTCGTCACTTGCCCCGGCACGTATGCGCCAATCAGGGAAATAACGTTGCGCGGGCATACCAGCGTTTTTGTCGAAAAAATACTTGGCGCGGAAGGAAAAGAAATTGTGCCCGAAGGTTTCCCCCTTGTCCAAAATCTTGAATTGCTGGAAGGCGTCCATGGGGCTGTTCAAGATAGGCGTTCCCGACAAAATCCACCGATACCGCGTCAGGCTGGCCAGCTGAAAGCATGTTTTTGACCGCTTTGACTGCGGGCTTTTCATGCGTTGGCTTTCGTCAACGGCCATGGCCTCGGGCTGCCACTTCTCGAAGGCTTCCACCATGGGCTTCATGGTCAAGGTTTCAAAATTGGTAATGAACACGGCGTTGGGATCGGCGGCAATGACTTTGTTGAACAGGTCAAGCCGCTTTTTGCCGCTACCCTTGAGCACAAAAACCCGGTCACTTATCTTTGAATTTTTCTGGAATTCACGTGCCCAGTTTTCGCATACCACCACTGGGCAAATAATTAGAGTGCGCAAAATTCTGGAATGCGCCAAGCATTTCCAGCGAAGCAAATCAATTGCCACCCTTGTCTTTCCCGAATTATGCACCACTAGACCATTTGCAACAAAATTGTGGTGCGGTGCCTTACAGCAAATGTCATAGGTCATTTCCACGCCAACACGCTTGATTTCTGTCACGGTACGCCACGAAATAACACCATGCTTAAAATTCGCATATCCTTTGCTGTGCCCGCTTATATGTTCTTTAGCAGTAAGCAGCTGCAAGTTTTCCAGCGCATTATTTCGAGGATTTTTGTCAATGTGATGTACGTGAAATTTTTTGGGATCAATGTATTTTAGTTTGTTTGGTTTCTTTGTTTCTGCCTGAAACTGCGCCAGTGTAAGCCCATTCAAATGGGCTTCAAAAATAGCGCGGTGCTTTTCCAATCTTTTGCAGCGTCGCCCATTGTACGGATGCGGAAATATCCGTGCATACTTGTGATGAATTCCCACTTGAATATCGGAATAGCGCGGTTTTTCTTTTTTTGCCCCGCTTCCAGTTTTCATGTGCCGGTGTAGGTAATCAAACGCAAGTTTTGTTTCTCCCACACGCAAGTCACGCAGTGGCTTGAATCCATCTTGGGTTAAGAATAGGTGGTCCGCTGTAGCTCGCAAAGGATTTCCATGATTCGTTGTGGATACGCTGAAAACTTCCTTTTCCCCGCTTCGCACAACCGCTTCAATTTCATTCAGACAAACATGGTCACCATTAAATGACCTGACATAGGTTTTAATTCCCGTATCCCATGCGTCACGTGTTCCCATTTCTACGTTGTTAAAATTTCGATATAGCTGTTCCAGCGTAATTTCAAACGCCTTTCCTGCACGATTCACCCTAATCAATGCGTCATGGGTAAGACACCCGGCTTCAAACAGTAAGGCATATTCTGGCATTTGCTTTGCTACTTCAAATGCTCGCCTCTGATGTTCCCACGGGGGGACTAGGAAGAAATTGGCAGGGGTATCGGTCACAGGTTTCCTTTCGGCCTCGGGCTTCAGATAGGGGCCGCGTTGCACTTGGTTTCCAAATCGAAATGGGCCACTCATTTATGCACCCGCAGGTTGTCAAGCACTTGGTCAAGACGCGCGTGGGCTTCCTGGCGAAGGCTTGTCAATTCGTCCACGTCTGTCAGGGAACGGCTTACAGTGAATTCAAGAATAGAACCTGTGAAATTGTCCCTGACGCGCACCACGATTTCCCGCTGATAGACTTTGGAAATCGCGGGCCGCTGGCCGCAATCGTGGTAGGTCATGGAACCCCCCGCTGGAAGCTTCGGCGCATTTCTTCATGCCCACACCAGCCAATGACCACATGGCCTTCAAGGTTTGGCTTGTGCATGCGCACCATATAGCTTTCCCGTTCACTCGGCAGGGTTCGCGCCGTTTGGAACACAAAGCCCGGGGATTCAATCGCCTTGAATACCTCAAGGCCATGCACCCCGCGCGGCACGGCAGACGTTACTTTTCCCAGCTGGGGGCCTTCCCAGCTGGTGACTTCCACCCAATCCCCCGCCTGATAGCTCATTGTTTCACCGCCGGGGCTGCCTCAAGCTTCAGGAACGGGAAGTTTTTGCGCAAAACGGTTTCAAGCGCGTGGCGCGTGGCGTGCCCCTCGGGCGCACAATTTCGGCAAAAAATGAGCATGGCCGCGCAGGCGGGTGGAACCGGCACCTTGTTTTCGTCCACAAAGCCGCGCAAGGCCCCAAGGATTGTGTTGACCTCAAGGGCGAAAGCTTGGGCCATGGCCGCTTTCCTTTCCTCGGGCTTTAGTTCATGCACAGTAGCATTAGGCTTGTCAGTAGTATCCACAGCATTCCCCCAATCAAAAGGCTGGCCCCCAGCGTGAATTTCGGGTTTAGCGTCATGCGTCACCCATAGCCACGGGCGTTAGAATTTTGCGCAATGGTTCAGCGGGTTCCCCGGTCACGTCATTCATGTGGAAGCGGCTGACCGTGATTTGAAGCTGTATTTTCCCAGGGGTGACAAGTAGCACCCCCCGTGCCTTGCCGTCCGCCCTGGTATCTTGGGCGTGTTGTATCAAAAGGGGAAGCACCTGTTGTTCCCATTGCTGGCGCACTTGGCCCCATTGGCTTCCACGCACAACCACATTCACGGAAGGCGGCCCGTGGTTGTCTTCGTCGGTTGGCAAGTATTCCCTATCCATTCAGCACGTCCATGTTCCAAGTGCTTAATTCTGCCGCCTTGACCTCGAAACGGTCAACGCACATATCAAATCGCCTTCGAAGCGCTTCTACAGGCACAACCTTGACGCCCTTGCGCTCGGTTGCCTGCAAAATACGGTCAAATTGCACAAGTGCGGCGCGGGCCGCGTCCCGTTCTTTCATGGCCTGTTCCAGTGTCACGGTGTTCCCCCAATTCCGCCCACTTGGGCTTTTGTGTTGACCATTCGGGCCAAGTCTTTGTTGACTGCTTTGGTTTGCTGCAATTCCGAACGGCAGTTTGACAAGTCAAGCGTTCGCACGGTGTGCTTCAGCATTACGTCTTCAAACCCGTCTGCCATGGCCCCGGCAATTTCCTGACGCAGGGTTTGCCGCAGCTGGTAGCTTTCCCGCTGAAAGCCAAGCCACAAAATCCCCCAAGCACAAAGAATCAAGCCAACCCCAGCGGTGGCAGATAGGGCCACAAAGGGGACGAAACTGACGCGCACATGCAAGTGCTTTCCCACCCTGGCGGCGCTGAACATTCGGCTGCCCTCCGAAATTTTGTTGAACATAATGCAACCACAACGCCTAGCACAAATGCAAGCAATCCGCAAACCCAAACCCCGGAAAAAGAAAAACACCCGAGGTAATTCAGAGGTTACCAGCCGCCCCTTGACAGCCCCCCACGCATGCGTGGCATCGTGGCAAACACTAGCGCCACCTATAGGTGAAAAAAATTTGCACACGTTCGTGCGTGGGGATTGCTGAAATGCTTCAAATCCTGGGGATTCGTGACTACACGACAGCCGAAGGCGAAGTGAAAAAGCGCGATGCGTTTTTTCAAAACAATTGGCGTGCGCCAAGTGTTGCCGATTTGTTCAAAAACCTTGACGCCCACCTTGCCAAAATTCCCGAGGATGCACGGTGGAATTTATACTACACGGCAGCCAATTGCGGGGACGGCAAGCGCGAATTCAAGGAACAACACGTTTTCGCTTTCGACATTGACGGCATTGACGTGAACCGCGCCCGCGACTATGTGTCAATCATTTGCGCCACGCTTGGCGTGAAGCCCGAGGAAACGGGCACCGTGATGACCGGCCACGGGCTGCAATTGCTGATTGGCCTGAAAAACCCAATCACTCGCGCCGCCTGGTTTCGTGAGACAAAGCCCCACTATGTTTTGGTGTTGCGCAAAATCACGGAAGCCTTGAAAGCCCACGGGCTAAAGTGTGACGCTGACGCTTCGGTGTATGACCACAGGCGTCTTTTGCGTCTGCCCGGAACAATCAATGATAAGTCATATAAAGGCTTGCCGCGCACGCGGGCCGAATTGCTTCAGGCCAATATCGTCCCCGTTGAATTCGACATTGGGGCCTTGGCAGGGGCACCAGCGGAAACGCCGGAACACACGGTGCCCGCCGATTTCATGAAGCGTTATCCAAAGGTGGACACCCCTGCCGTGCTCGCAGGGTGCGAATTTCTGAAATGGACCAAAGACAACGCGGCCAAGGTCAATGAGCCGCAATGGTATGCAGCCCTTTCGGTTTTGTCGCGTTGCGAAAATGGCCCCGTTCTTTGTCATGACTACTCGAAAACCCACCCTGGTTATACCGCCCAAGAAACGCAGCTGAAGATTGACCAAGCCCTAAACGCCAGCGGGCCACGCACGTGCAAGGGCATTGGGACCATGTGGGACGGGTGCAAGGATTGCCCGAATTTCGGCAAGGTCACCAGCCCAATCATGCTTCGCGGCGCGGACTATATCCGCACGGAAAGCACGGGTTTCCGCCACGTGACCTTTGGCGAAGGGGGCAAGGTCACCATTGGCAAGCCTTGTTTTGAAGACTTGCTGAAGGCTTTTGAGCGCAAGCACCGATTCGTCACCATGGCCGCCAGCCGGATTGTTTACACGTGGACCGGGACGCATTACCAAGTCACCCACCGAAACGAAATCGAAGCGTTCGCACAAGAACAGGTCAGCCCGTCGCCTACTATGTCCAATCGAAAAGAATTTGCCGACCTTGTGACGTGCTCCAATATCGTTTCGCCGGATTGGTTTGCCGAAAGCACTTGGCGCAAAATGAATTTCCTTAACGGTTGGCTTGACCTGACCACAATGACTTTCAACCCCCCAAGTGACCGGCTGGGGTTTCGCCATGTTTTGCCCTACAATTATGAACCCACGGCCACGTGCCCCCATTACCTTTCCCTTATGAACAACGTCACGGGCGGGGACAGTCAGCTACAGTCAATTTTGAACGAATATGCTGGGTATGCCCTTTCCAATGACAAGATTTGGCTTCAAAAGGCTTTGGTGCTTTTGGGCGAAGGCTCAAACGGCAAATCAACGTGGCTGAACATTCTGAAGGCGCTTGTGGGCGAGGGTAACTATTCCAGCCTTGGCTTGAAAGATTTTGAAAGCGAATACTGCCGCCAAATGCTGGACGGCAAGCTTTTCAACGTGGCCGAAGAAATGCCCCGCCAGCGGCTTGAAACAGCCAATTTCAAAGCGATCAGCACAGGCGGAACCGTCCAAGCCCGCAAGCCTTACCAAGAACCATATAGCTTCACGAACCGGGCCAAAATGCTATTTGCCTGCAACACCCTGCCCGAAACTCAAGACACCAGCGGGGGGTTTTTCCGCCGTTTCCTGATTGTGCCGTTCAACCAAGAATTCAGCGAAGCACGCGGCAACCTTGACCCGTTCATTGAAGACAAGGTGCTTGAGGAATTGCCCGGTGTGCTCAACACCGTGCTTTCGGCCTACCGTGCCTTGATTCTGAAAAAGCGTTTCACGGAATCGGAATTGACGAAAGAAGCCCTTTCCAGCTACCAAGACGCCCAAGACACGGTGCTTTCCTGGTGGAATGAATACGTGAGCGTGAACACCAACGGCGGAATGGAAACCCAGGCCAGCCGAATCGGTGACATGTATGATTCCTATGTGCGAATCACCAAGGCCAACGGCCAAGCCCCGGTGAACAACAAATGGTTTGGCCGCCAGCTTAGTTCATTGCTTCCAAACTATCGGCGTCATTACTCCGAAATGTGGGACAAGCAAATGCGCATGAAAATCAGAATCCTGAAAGGCGTGACTTTCGTGGATGCGGCAGCCCTTGCCTCGGGTGCGCGTCCGGCTTTCAAGCTGGAAGAATGCACGCCCCTGCCCGAAATGTCCCTTGCCATTCCCATGTAAGATACTCGCCCTTGGCGTGCCCCACGCACCAAGGGCTTGTTTCCCCGCCCCGGGCTGATTGTTGGCGCTATTGGCCCGGGGCCACCTAAAGCACAAAAAGCCCCCTGGTATTTCCCAGGGGGCTTGTCTTATCCCGTGGCTATTCAGCGGGGCACGCTTCTGACCACGGGCATGGCAAATGCGTATAATTCAGCGCGTAATCTGTTTTGATGGCAAGCCACGCGGCAAATTCCATGTCCTCGCGCGTCTTCCCTACGTGCTGCAAAATTTCGTCATGGACCAAGGAACGCAGCCGGTGGGCATTCATATAGGGAACATGGTCCCCGGCAAAGGCAAGGCCCCGTGTTTCGTCAATCACCTTGGTCAGGCCGATATATTCGCGCAACAGGTGTTTCGGGACATGTTTGGTGAAATCCTTCATGGTGTGCCCCCTTCGCGTTTTATGTGGTTACTCGGCAGTATTCAGCAATTCGGCGGTGATTGGGTACTGAAAACCAAGGGCGGGGCTTTCCGTGTAGTCAAAAAGCCCGGTGGTTGACCCGCTGGTGTTCGTGCAATTGGCCCCCATGCGGCGCGATTGGTAGTTAAAGGTTGCCGGTTGTGCGCGGCCCGTGGCCTGAATAATGTGGCCGTTGTCCGATATTTCGAACATGTTAGCCCACACGCCGTTGACAATCCCCACCTTGCACGTGCCTGCACAGGCTGGAAGGCTGCAAAACATATAGGCATTCGGGAAGTGACCGGCCACGCGGGAAAACTGCATGCGCCTGTCCCCACTGGCAACGAAGTAATCAGAGTTTGCGGGGTTGACCCAAACAAGGCTTCCAATTTCAGCCCCCAAGGCGTCCAAAACGCGGAAGGTGGGGAAACCTTCGCCCGGGGTTCCAGCGGCCCCGGCAGCCCCGTTTTGCCCGTCCTGGCCGTCAACCCCTGACTGCCCCACCAACCCGTTACACACAACCGTCACTTGGCGGTTTATGTCCTCGCCTTCGGTGAAAACGGGCTTGCCTTGGGCGTCTGTTTCTTGGGCCACGTCTGTCCACGTGGTGAACGCCTGGCCACCAGCGGGGCAGGTTTCACCCATGGGGACCGGGGCCGATTGGATGACTGCCGGGGCACCGGCTTGGCCCACGGTTGTGGTTTCAATGGTTTGGGTTTCCACCTTGGCCTTGGCTTCCGGTTGGTTCATGAGCGCTTGGGCGTCAGTGGCTTGGGGTTGCTGGCCGCAGGCTACAAGCGTGGTCAATGTAAGGATAGCCGTGAAAGTCTTCATAAGGTGCCCCCTTGTGTAAGGTTTCCTCTATTGGCCCCCTTTGGTTCGGGGGCCGGGGGCTAGTTCTTTTCCACTCGGAAGTCACGCCCGTTGTCAAAGGCGGTGATTTTGTCAAAGGGAATCCATTCGTCATTCAGCGTGTTCACGCCCTTGTCTTTGTGGACGCTGCGGCAGCGCACGCGGCCAAATGCGCCTTCACAATACAGGGTGTAAAAGTCATGGGCTTGGCGGCCATTCCAGTGGATCAATTCAAGCGCCATGTGGTCAGTTTTCAGTGTAGCCTTCATGCGTGCCCCCTTCGTTTGAATCGCGTTTGGGACCATCCCGCCCGCCTTATAAATATCCTTTCGGTATTTTGTTGAACAAAATGAGTAGCACCTAAAACACTAATAGTTTTAGGTGGGTGCGCTTGTAATTATTTTGTTGAACAGAATTCAGCGGGAAGCACTTGCCAATCCCTTAGCCCGATATTCCACCAGCGCACCTTCATTTTGACTTGCTGGGTTTCCGCAACAAAGAAGCGCTTCCTTACTTCAATGGCCACGCCCGTGTTGTTTCGGTGCTTGTAGAGCATGGGGGCTTCCTATCAGGGGCGCGGCCCACGGGCCTAGGCGGCAGGACATACCAACCCGAATGCCCGATGCCTACCCCTATCCTATAGACCACGCGGCATGACCGGCAGGTGCGTTGAAAGACACCTAGGGACCGTGGCGCGTGCATGCGGAAACCACACCTGGGGCAGGGGAACGGCAAGCTTTGCTTGGCTCTAAATAGCGTCATTCGTCCAAGTTACTCCAATTGGGAAGCACTTCCTTGACCTTCAAAATAAGCTTTGTGGCTTCCACCTGCCATTGCTCACAACGGCGCTCAAGACGAGCCAATTCTTCGGCCATGTATTCATTTTGTTCCACGAGCCGTTCCAGCATACGCCTATTTTCACGTGGCCATTTTTCCCTACGGAACGCAGCCCGAAGCACGTTTCTTTGCACTCGCCATTTCTCAGCCTTAATGTTGGTAACGGAATCAGGGATAGTAGCAAGGCGCGTATCGTCCGAATATAATTCATACCTGCAATTCGATGCGGAATGGCGCCAATGTGCTGTGGCAACCATGATTGCAGCAAATGGATTTATTTTGGTTGGCATACCTAAACCTCATTTTATGGGCGTTGTTCTAAGCTTTTTTCCCATTCAGGAATAAACGCAAAGTGCGTGCTACCTGTGGCATACACCCACCCCGCACTTGAAAGCGTTGGCTCGTCTTCGCACCACACCCACCTACCAAATGAATCACGAACCAAAAACCTAGCCCACACCGGGGCGCTTTCCCACGCTGGTTTTTGCATGAGGGGTGCGGCGTCTTCCCATCGGCACCAATCACCAAAAGCATGTGGGCGCATTTCAATCCATTGTTCATTTGGAAGAAACTGAGCATACATTTTAAAACGCGCAATCATGCTTCGGGTTCCAATTCCCATGCCCGCAGGCGGTCACCAGCGGTGATTTCCCGAATGATTTTTTGGCGCAGGTCAATGGAGCGCTGCACGGCACTTTCACCCTTGGCGTTTGGCACGTGGTTTGAATCACTTTGGGCCAGCACTGCCGTGCGCAATGCCAGGGCGTTTTGGATTGCCACCAAGTCTTCACGGGATAGGTTTACTTGCATACGTCCCCCTAGCAATCAAACACGAAATGCCTGTGCGTCTTGGGATTGTCAGCGCAGGCAACAGGTGCGCATTCTTCCCGCGTGGAAAGTGACCAACCGTTTTCCGTGCCACACGGGCGCATGCTGTTCACCTTGGCAACAAAGGCGGGCAATTCCTCGTCTGTGGCGTCCGAACACACCCACAACCCAAGCATTTGTTCCCCCAGGATTTCAATTTGCATTTCGTTTTTCCTTCCCACTCAAAAAGGATTTCAGCATTTTCAATGCGTCCCACGCATTCACAGCGCAAAACATGACGATTAGCCCCAGCGCAAGGCTTCCCCACAGGAAAGACCACACAAGCCAAACAAGCCGCGCAATGCTCAAGTCAGTACACACAAGCGCCCCCGATATTTTGTTGAACATAATTCACGCCACGCTAAAGCATATTTGCCTAGAAGGTGTCAACCAAATTTTTGTAGTCAGTGTGGCGCTTGGATTCGAGGGGCAAAATATAGTCCGCCCCATGACTATAATATAGCCCGCTGGGACTATAGCCGGGGCGGGGTGTTTCAGGAATGAACATGGTTGGAAAGTGGAACAGGGGGCCGGGGTTGGGTGCTACCCAATTTCAGCCCTGGCATTTAACTGCGCACCAGCGCCCCCAGCCCCTACCAAGGGAAACCAAAGCCTAACGTTTGTCGGGGCGGGAACACAATCCAATAATAGACAAAAAAAGAAGCTATTAATGGATAGTGGGCCGGGGTTCGAAGGATACCAGCGGGGGGAAGTTTTGGGCTGGAATTTGGACGATTTTGGGGCCGGGGATCGGGGGAAAAACCAGCGCTGGGGGAAACACGGGGTTTTCTAAGTGCTTGATTTGTAAGGAATGGCGTGTTTTGTGGCGTCGATTTTGGGTTTGAAAGGTAAGGGAAACCAGTGGGTTGAGCGAAAAAAGCTAACGTCGGTGTGCATTTTTTGTGCATGACTGGTATTAGTTAGCTGTTAAGGGGAATAAACGAACAAAATGGGCTTGGTAGCAAGGAAATTGGGCCGGGGACAAGGCCATTTTGTAACCCGTTGATTTTGTTCATTCCATCATTCCATGAACTTCCATCATTTTTTTGCTTCATGGAATGGAACTAACCAGCCGTTTTTTGGCTCTTTTTCGGGTTTTCCTTCCATCATTCCATGAAAGAGGGGGTATAGGTAACATTTTGAAACGCTGGTTTTTAGAGCGTGGTCCCACTGTATAAATATTGAACAACAACCACGATAAAATGCACCCTAAAACTACCCCTTATAGAGAATACATGGAATGTCGGAAGATGGCCCTTTTTGGAGGTTGTTTTGGTAATGATATTCGACACCTTCCAACATTCCATCATTTTGAGTTTTCATGGAAGGTTCTTGGAAGTTTCATGGAAGCACTTGCATTTTTGTTGAACGTAATGTTAGCTACTTTCGAGGGGGAAAAATATGAAACCGGAAACAATCGCCTTGCTGGCGGAATTCGAAAAATTCGTGTCCGCCGATCCGCGCCTTAAAGCGCTGTGGGCTGCCCTGCCCCAAGAAGCTGGGATAGCCCTGGGGAAAGCTGTGGAATACATGCCCCAGCTGAAACCGTCTTATTTCCATCAATGGTATTGCAAGCACGAATCCGACCGCTCGGGGCTTACCCAGCGCCAAAGCTATCAGCTGTTTCAGCTGGGCTTGATGTTCCTTGACCAAGTGAGCCGGGGACGCTATTACGTGCCGCCGTTCGTGGCCGAAGGGGCTGCCAATGGGCAAGGATGATAAGCGGCCCGGAAGGAAACCCCTAAACCCTGGTGACCCCCTGGTGCACAAGGGGTTTCGTTTGCCGCGCACCTTGGTGCTTAGGCTTTCCAAGATGGCCTTGGACCACAAGCGTTCCGAAAGCGAATTTCTTAGGGAATTGCTTGAGGAAACCTTGAACAGGATTGAATCCAATGAAGGTTGACGCGGTGAACATTGTGGTGGCGCTTGAGGATATGAAGGCGCACGCCCGAAAGCTTACATTCGCAGCCGCGCGGGCGATTTCCAAAGGTGAACACGGCGCTGCCGAATTCTTGGAACATGAAGCCAACGGGGTGGATTGGTGCATGCGGCGCTTGCGCCTCGCCATGGCAAAACCCCCCGCTGGGAAAGGTGCCCCATGCCCGACAAATCGGAAATAAACAAAACGTGCCTCACCACATACGCCACACTTGTGGCGGTTGGGATCATGCTATTGATAGGCAGGTGCGGCGTAAGCCCCTGGTGGTTGCTTTCCATTCCGTTTTTCGTGTCGCACTTGGCCTTGGTTCTTGGTCGTTTTCGTGATTGATTTGGGCACATGTGCCCAAGTTATTTTCCCAATGCAATCGGCATATTGTAATTTTCGCCTTGGAAGTTTGGGCACATTTTGGTCTAGTTTGGGCACAAATTGGGCACAAATTTCGGTGCTTTTTTCGTGGAAACGTTGACGGATTCCTACAAGGGTGCGATATTAAAGATATAACAAACGTTGGGCACACTTGGGCACATAAAATGGAAAGTCAAGGAAATCAAGAGCTTACAGTAAGGGGACAAAAGAAGTGGGATAAGCTGCGCGAAGAATGGCTTGCCAGCAATATGGACCCTTACGAATTCATGCGTGCCAAAAATATCAACATTAGGTTGGGCGGCGTTCGTCGCGTATTGGCCGAATGGATGAGTGTGTGCCCGGAAGACAAAAAGCCCCGGTTGCATCGTCCGGCCATGACGTGCTTCTACGATCAGGTAATGGATTCCATAAAGAAGGAACAGGAAGGGAAGTTACCCAGCACGGCAGACTTGTGGAATTTATATCTTAGGTGGCGTCAGCAACAAAGTGGGCAGGATTACACCACAGCCGACAAGATTAGGATGCACCTGCACATTCTACTTGAAAAAGGTTTGACGGACGAAGGCACAAGCTACACCCCTACCGAATTGGCACGCCTGGCGAACGTGGCGGAATCCATTCAAAGGATTCAACGCCTGGCGCTCGGCTTGACCACTGAAAACGTTGGAATGGAAACGCCACAAACCCACGTTGAAAAGGACGTTACCCCCGAGGAAAGCCCCCAAGCACAGGAAGCACGCATGCCGGTGTTCGTGGTGGAAATGTCGCGCGGCGGCAAGTTTGTCCGCTCACGCCCGACCATGCAGCTGGCCCAAGCGGTAAGTGGTTAGCGTTCAATAAACTACTGTTAATTGAACGCCTAGTTTTCAAAAACTTTTAACAAGTTTTATAAATAGTTATTAGAATGCTTATCAGGGGGGTTTTTTGAACGGGGACGCAAAAGCACAAACGTCCCCCCCACCCCCCGCTGGGATTGTCCTGCGCCTTCCCCCCTTACATCCCCGTCAGGAAATTTTTGGGTTTTGGAATGAGGACAACCCCGAAGCGCAATGCTTGGTTGCCCCTTGTGGGACCAAGGCGGGGAAAAGTTTTGGTTCCAGCTGGTGGCTTGTCAAAGAAGCCATGGCAACGGCAAACCTGTATTGCGTTTGGTTGTCGCCCACATACCTGAAGGCAAAAATTGGTTACCGCTATATGAAAAGCCTGTGCCATATCCCAGGCTACGTTTCATTTGTCGATAGCCGCATGGAAATCCATTTTGCCAATCGGTCATTCATTAAATTTCTGCATGGCCAAGACGCCGAAGTGACGGTGGAAGGGGAAGCGGTTGACCGCTTTGTTGTGGACGAAGCGGGGAAACAGACGGCACAGCTGTGGCATTCGCTGCTTACCACAATCACCCAGACGCGCGGGCGAGGAATCATTACAGGAACCCCCCGTGGGTTCACTTGGTATTATGACCTGTTTCGTAAGGCAAAGGCGGGTGACCCGTTCTTTGTGTGGGCGCAATTCAGCACAGAGGATAGCCCTTTCATTGCCAAGGAAGCCATTGCCCAAGCCAAGCGCCTATTACCCAAGCCTCTGTATGACCAATATTACCGGGCCATGTTCGTCAGCCTGTCCACGGTGTTCGGTGACCTTTCGGGAATTTGGAATGACCTACCCGTTGAAAATCAACGCCTTTGGTTTCACCCGGACCCAGAAACCCGTTCCTTGGACACTTGCACGGGTGTAGATATAGCCAAGCAAAACGATTTCACGGTGTTTTCCACGGTCAACAGCAACGGGGAAACCGTGGGCTTTTGCCGCTTCAAGGGCGGAAGCTACACGGAACAGGCACGAAAGCTTGCGAAATACTTGGAAGCCTTCAAGGAAGGTGACCGAAGCGTGCGATATGACGCCACTGGCGTGGGTGTCGGCTTCGGGGACATGCTTGGTGAAATGGACCTGGACGCAAACGTGCGTGGGGTTACTTTCACCAACGCCAGCAAATCCGAAATGGTTGTGAAGACAACCTTGGCTATTGAACAGGGCCGCTGGAAATGTCCGCGCCTTGAAGCTGTGGAACATGAGTTTTCAGCCCTCGAATTGCACGTGACGCAATCCGGGCTTCATGCTTACCGCGCCCCCGAGGGTGACCACGATGACACGGTTATGTCATTCATGCTTTCAGTGTCCGGGGCGTTGGAATCCGCTGGTGCGGCGGACGCGGAAAGATTGCTAGAGGAAACGCTTGCGGGTGGGGGCCAGAAACGTGATACCCTTTCAAACTATGCTGCCCTTGCGTATGACGATGACTTGACGCCACCCGAAGACGGGGACGCTGATTTTCTTGACGAAGATATGGGGGAATTATAAATGGGCCTTTTCAACCGCACAAAGCCCCAGCACACCGAACCCGAAGCCAAAGAAGTGGAACGCATGGACGATGCAACGGGGGCTTCTGACGTGTCCGTGCGCATTGAAGCGGCCATGAAAAAAAGCCTGACTTACGCCAATTATGAAGCCTGGGACGTAGGCAATGAAAACGGCGGAATGTTCGGGCAGGAATTCGATATTAAAACCACGGCTGGCCGGATCAAGGCGCTATACACGCGCGAACCGTGGATATACACAACCGCGTCTTTGATTGCGCGAACGCTGGCCGGTGTGCCTATGAAGGTGTATCGCACGGGCACAGAGGATTGGGTGAAAGATCACCCGTTGCAAAAGCTGATTGTCTCGGGCAATCGGATGCAAGATGGAATGAGCCGTGTTTGGGCTGGAAACTTGGACCTTGTGCTTGGCGGCAATTGCTTCCTTGTGCTTGACGCTGGTTTCCGCGAAGTGGTGCACACGCCTGTTGAGTATTGCAGCCTGAACATGCCCGAAACGCCGAACACTGCGCCAAGCCTTACGGTGTGGAATCCCCAGCAAGGGAAAGCCAAAGCCACGGTTGACGTGCAGCATTACATTCACCTTAAATTGCCAAACCCGTTCAATCCCTATTGGGGCCTGTCCCCGTTCGCGGCTGCCGCGCGGCCCATACTTCTTGACCGCTACAAGAATGAATTCGAAATGGCGTTTTATTTGCGCGGGTGCACGAATTCCGGCGTGATTGAAACCACCGAAGATTTGTCACGCACGCGCATGGAACGCTTAATGCGCACGTTTGAAAATGCGTTCACGGGAAAGGCTAATTGGTGGCGTACGCTGTTCCTGCCGAAGGGTGCAAAGTGGGTGAATTCTTCTCTGTCCATGTCGGACATGGAACACTTGGAAGGCTTGAAAGAAAATCGCCGAACCATTTTGGCGGTGCTTGGTATCCCGCCCGCTATGGTCGGTTTCGTGGAAGATGTGAACCGCTCCAATAGTGAGGAACAGACGAAGACGTTTTGGGAAAACACAATCAAACCCACCGCCTGGTTTTGGTGCGCTGGGTGGAACAACAGCTATCTGTTCAAAAACGTGTATGGCGGCCAATACGAAGTGCGCCCCGATTTCAGCGACGTGGAAGCCTTACAAGGCAGCGTGATTACCAAGGGCGAACAATCCAAGGCAATGGCCCCCTATTTCTTCATTGACGAAATCCGCTCCAAGGTTTGGAAGGAAGCCCCGTTGCCCAATGGTGCCGGGCAAAAGATTGCGTCAACCTCGCCAGCGGCCAGCGGAAGCGGCAACCTTTCCCTTGCGGCCCCGCAAGATGCACCCCCTGGGGAAGCGCCGCCCACGTCAGAGATGCAGACGGTTTCGGACGAAGTGCAGGCGGAAGCCGTGCGCGTGCAGGAAGTGGCCACAACAAAGGCCACGGCAATCAATAGCCAAAACAGACTTGAAGACAAGCTTGGCAATGACTTTGAAAAAGGGTTCAACGCCTACTTGGACAAGCTTCTTTCCCAAGCGGAAAAGGCTTTGAAGGAACACCGGGACGTTACCAAATACCTCAAGGCGTTTGTTAGTGAGCGCAAGGTGTTTTATTGGGATCAAGTGAAGTCCACACTTGAACGCGCCATGGATCGGGGCTTTAGCATGTCAAACGGCCAAACCAAGCGCATGCAGTCAGGCGTTCGGATCAAGGCCAGCGTGTCCACGGCGTTCACGGAAGCCGACCGGCAGGCCATTGACGTGTTGCGTGAGAAGACACGGGACGAACAACGCAAGGTATTGGCCAAGCGCGGATTGTCCGTGTTCGAAGGCTTTGACGAAAAGCACACCGAACAAATCATGCAGGTGATTGAAAATGGGTTGGCCTCGGGCCTCGCACAATCGGAAATCGCCAGCCGGTTGAAGTCAGACTTTGGCGAAGCCTACCCGAATCAAAGCCGCACGATTGTGCGCACCGAAACCTTGTCAGCTGTTAGCGTTGGAATGAAGTGGCACCAGGATGTTCTTGGCGAAGTATTCACCAAGGTCCAAAAGCAATGGTTGTCCCAGGATGACGAACACGTGCGCCCGGATCATAAGGAATTCGATTCCCTTGGCGTGGTGGCTGATGACTACCAGTATGCTGAAGGATTGCCCTACCCCCGCGCCTATGGTGCGGCCCCGGAACAGGCTATCAATTGCCGTTGCACCCTAATCAACGTCATTCCTGATGACAGCGCAAGCCGGGCTGATGTTATACTTGATACAGAAATTTAAATATCGCGGGGGCAATCATGGGAATGCGTATTAGTGAAAGCGAAGCGCTGCGCGTTGGAAAGCGCTTTGATGCGGTTGGGCAAATTGTAAGCGTGAAAGCTATGGGCAACCAAAAGGGGTATGACCCTGAAGCCCCCCTGGTGATTCGCGGGATTGCCAACAAGAACATGGTTGACCGTTACGGGGAAGTCTGTAGCCCGGTTGGGTGCGATACCCGAAACTTTATGCTGAACCCCGTGCTTCTCTATAATCATAGTTACGGGTGCCCCATTGGCCGCGTGACAATGATTCAGCCCGAGGACGACGGTGTGCACTTTGAAGCCGTGATTGGTGACCCAAGCAAGGCCCCTCTGACGCAGGCACAACAGGAAGTGCGCAGCCTGGTGGCTCAAGGAATCCTGAAAGCCGTTTCCATTGGCTTCATTCCGAACAAAATCAAGCAACCCGTCTTCAGCACAAACGGCGAATTGTCGGAACCGGCTGTGATTGAACAATGGGAATTGCTGGAATTGTCCGTTGTGGCCGTTCCTTGCAACCCTGAAAGCATTTTCGATTTGAAAAACATGGGCTTGAATCCGCAGCTTTTGATTGACTTGGCCAAAAAGCTGGGGAATGCTACCATGGAAAATACAACGCAAAAACAGGACACTGGCGCTTGCAAATCTGTGGAACAAATTGCCGAAGAATTGGCCCAAGGCAGCATGACCGTGCAGACGTTGATTTTCAGCAAAGACAAATTCAGCGCGGAAACAGCGAAAGCATGGGCAGAAAAGCACGGATTCAAGAACAGTGACGTGGACGCGGAACCCGCTGATAGCATTAGATTGCGTCAGCGTGACCCGGAAGAATTTGACCAAGAAACTTTTCGCACAATCGAATTAACAACGGGTGTTCAGGCGGTTGTGGGGAAACTGAAAAACGCAAAACAGGAAGGGGCCGCCATGGAAGAATTGTTGAAGCAAGTTTTGGAAATGCTGACGGGGCTGGTGGAAACGGTCAACACCTTGAAAGCCAAAGTGGACGAAATGACCAAGCCCGAGGACAAACCTGCGGACAATCCCCCCGAAGGCGAACCCAAGGAAGACGAAGAAATGAAGGCGCTGAAAGCTGAAGTGGCTTCCCTCAAGGCGCAAATGGAAAAGGTCGGAAAAGTGCTTGAAGTTTTGGTTCAAAAGCAGTGTTAAGCGCTGCTTTGGTCTAATGGCGGGCCATAGCGCCCAAACACCCTTTTGAAAGGAATGTGCTATGTCGATTGAAAAAGTTTATGACCAGCTGACCGGCAATCAAGCCCCCGCAGTGATTGGCAAGCCCGTGTTCGAAAAGGACATGGAAATGCTCCGCGCTTGCGGCGTCAAATCCATGGCCGATTTCCTTGGCCACCGCGAAAGCGGCAATGAAGCCGTCAAGGCGCTGCCGATCAATTTCGGAAGCAAAGCGCACACGTCCATGTTGTCCCACGAAACCCGCATGCGTTTGTTCCAATTCAAGCAATTGTTCAACGCTGCCGAAATCCAAGCGCAAATCATGACGCGCAGCCTTCAGCCCTCGGTTGAAGCGCTGATGGCCACCCCGATTTGGAAGCACCACTTGGAACCCATGTGCAAGGCTTTCAACATTACTGATTTTTCGTCTTGGATTCCCACGGTGAACGCCCGCTTCTATTTCGAAGAATTCGAAATTCCGTTCGTGCTCGCCAATGAATTCGACCAACAGCCGATGGATTCTGCCACGGTTCACGTCCCTGGCGTCCTCGGATTGCTGGAAGGCAAAGAAGAATCCGACAACGCTACGTTTGACGAACAAAGCAACACGTCTTCGGGCTTTGACGTGACCGCACGCGGCAACGTTGTGCACACGAAAATCACGGAAGACTTGCAGCTTGATTCGGCCCCCGCGATCATTGAAAAACTGCGCAAAGAAGTGGTTGCCGGTATCGCCCGCAGCTATGAACGCGCCATTTTGAACGGCGACACCACGGGCACCCCGCGCGGCGCTTCCCACATGGACAGCGACATTGCCGCCGTGTCCAAGCATTTCAGCAAGGCGTTCAAGGGCATGCGCAAACTGGCGTTCGACAACAGCGCCAACGGTTCGGTGTATGACCACTTGGGCGACACGGCCAGCAAGGAAATGTTCCGCCAAATGCTGAAGCGCATGGGCAAAATGGGCGTTGACAAGGCTGACCTTCGCTGGGTTTTGCCGGTCACCGTGTCCACTGACGTTGTGACTGGTGCCATTCCTGAATTGTTCACGGCGTATGCGTTCGGCGGCTTGGCTTCCAACGTCACCGGCAAATTGCCCCCGATTTTCGGCGTGCAAGGTATCGAAAGCCAATACGCGCGTGAAGACTTGAACGCCACTGGCGTTTATGCTTCCGGCAGCACGCTGACCAACGTGATTTGCTTCAAGCGCTCGCGCTTTGCCAATTACGTCCGCCAAGCCATTCGCGTTTGGGCCGCTCCGTCACTGCCGTCCAGTGACATGATGCTCATGACGGCGAAAATGCGTCACGCCTTCGCGGGCAACCCGCAATCGGACAAAGAAAAGTCTGTTGTCATGGCGATCAACGTGGCCACCGTCTAAAGCGGTTGCTGCTTGACTAGGCGGCCCCTGTTCCCTGCAAAACGGGGCAGGGGCCGCAACATTTTGGGGTGTGTATGAAAGTATTTTTGCTTGAAGTATTCGGTGCAAGCTACCCGTTGCGAATCACGCAGCTGGGAAGCTGCCAACCGCTCGCAAACGGCACACGCCTGCGCGTGTCCGAAGGGCTTATGAATGCCCTCACCAATGGGCCTTTCGCGGCCCACCTGCGCATGATTGAATCCGGTGTATCCAACACTGACCTTGCAAACGGCGCGTGGGAATTGGTGAATAGTCCAGCCGCCCAACCGGCTGCAACCGACCTTGAAAACGTGGCACAAAACATGAGCATGGCCGGAAAGCCCGGAAGGCGACAAAAAACCAAACACCTGGGGTAACCAATGTCAGCAATTATTTCATTGAATGAAGCGAAAGCGTGGCTTGGCATTGACGCCGGGAACACGTCCCAGGACAGCAATTTGCAAATCATGATTGACGCTGTGGATGCGGTAATCAAAGACTACACGGAAGCCGAATTCAGCCCGCAAGCCGTCAACGGGGAAATCATGGACGGAACCCGAAGTGACACGCTTGTGCCGCGTAACAGCCCAATCATTTCCGTGCAGCAAATCACCACGGACGTGGCTTGGGGGTTGGGTGGAAACGTGCTTGACCCTTCTGAATATTTTGTTGCCGATGACAAGGCGGCTATTTTGCTGCGCTGGCGCACCACTCCGAAGGGAAGGGGCACCGTGCTTGTCAATTACACGTGGGGTTATGCGTCTGTTCCCGGGCCGGTGAAACAAGCCGCGCTTTTGTCGGTTGAAGCCATGTATCACAGGAAGGCACGCAAAAGCATTGGGGTGTCCTCGCGCAGCAAGGAAGGCGAAAGCGAAAGCTTTCCGACCGCGTGGAACATGGAAAACGGATTGCCCAAGGAAGCCATGGCGTTGCTTGTCCCATATCGAAGCCTTGAATTCCCTGTGACCAACACGGCGCAAAGGAACGTTTAACGCATGGCCACAATCATGGAAATGCGCGAATTGAAGGGCTACTTGGATGGCTTGCGTCAGGCTTCCCAGCGGGGGGCTGTGGTGGGCCTGATGGAAGCCGTCAATTTTGGGTTGGCGGAAGCCAAGAAAAACGCGCGTTCCAATTTCACAGGCCGCTGGGGTTACCGCAAAACAGGGGCGCTTTTGAATTCCATTTTTGCGGGTTTCGATATGGAAAACCCGGCAAACCTCGAAGGCGTCATTGGTGTGCGGGCCAACAAGGGCCGCAATACTGAAGACGGGGAAACCAAACCCTACGGGCGCATTCAAGAATACGGTGGCGAAATCAAGCCCGTGAAGGCCAAGTGGCTGTGGCAACCGCTTTGGGATCGGCGGCCAAGCTTCCTTCGCTTCATTTCCCCCCGTCAATTCATTGCGCAAATGCGTTCCTATCCGCAGCAATTCGCAATTATTCCGACCCATGACGGTATGGGGCGCGTAGCCGTTTGGCAGGGTTCCACCAAAGCCGTCAAGCTGGGGGACAAACAGCGCACTTTCGCAGCCGCGCGGGAACGGGCACAGGCCAAGCGTGAAAATATCTATCCATTGTTCCTGTTGCGTAAGCGCACAGTAATCCCACCCAGGCCATACGTCACCCCTGCGGCTCAGGAAGCCGGGCGGCGCATGCCGGGCATGATTTTGAAACGTATTCTTGAACAGCAAGGGAAACAGCGATGACTTACGCAAGCACGCGCACCCAAATCCTGTATGCGCTCCGTGACCGCCTGGCGTTGGTGAAAACAAGCAACGGTTGGCCGGTGACGGTCAATAGTATTTTCGTGGACGAAATCCCAATGGGGCTTGACTTGGAACCCCACCAGCTTCCCGCGTTGATTGTCATGGATGACAACGACATGTTCCGGCACGAACACCAAGCGCTTGATTGCGCTTGGAAAATTGAGATACAGTTAGTTCTTGAAAAATGCCCTGACAGCACGGTGCACGAATTGGCCCGGAATATTCTGAAGGCAATCTTTGCCGGGACGCCCACCGGGGAAACAAATGGCGGTTTCCGTTTCCACCCTGCCGTTACGTGGGTTGAATTGCAGGCGATGCACAGTGATTTGCACATGATAGAAGCTAACAGGATGGCAAGCATTGATTTGGTGATACACTATAGAACAAAACCATGGAATTTGTGAGGGGGTAGGAAATGAAATTTGTCTTGGCACTATTGCTTGGAACCATGTGCGCGTCAAATATTGCATTGGCGCAATACAACATGCGCGTGGGCAAGCAATCCTTCGCCCACGCTACCGTGGGAACAACCGCCCAATTAGCCATTGCCTCGGGATCGGTTGGAAACGGTCCCCTTCACTTTTCCGTCTGCCACGATGCGGCTTCAGCGTCCACCTTCTTGGCTGTTGGTTTGGCGGCTGACCCATTGACGGATGGCCAACGCCTGGCACCAGGCCAATGCTATGCGTGCGTTTATTGTTCCGAAAAAGTGCTGAAAGCGTTGCGCGTTGTTGGCCAAGCGGCTGGCACGGGCTACAGCGTCAACCAACAATTGCCGTAACAACCGGCACACGAAAGGAAGCACCATGAAATTCCGCTCCAAGGTCAATTTCGCGCAAGTGTATGCCGGGGACAAGCAAGGCTTCAACCTGGGCCTTGATTCCAGCATTTTCCTGCGCAAGGAAACAACACCCCGCACATTCAACGCCCCGCGCGTTGGAACGCAAGGAAAAAGCGTTTCTGGCGCTACGCCAAGCACCGATATTTCGGCGGGAACAGACAACGCTTTGAAGGTTGCCGTGCATGGCGAAACCCCGCTGACGGTCACCTTGACGGTTGCCGGATTGAACACGGGTGCTTTGATTGCTGCCGCCCTTGAAACTGCGATCAATGCGGCGCTGTTGGCCGCTGGAAGTGACAACCGGGTTTGGTGTCAGTTTGCCGCTGGCAAGTATGAAGTTTATGACCAATCCACGGGCGCGGCGTCTGCCGTTGCGATCACAGACGCGGACACCAACAACGTGGCCGATGCGCTGAAGCTAGGCACTCTGAACGGCGGAACCGAAACCGCTGGCACCGATGACCAAGACTTTTTGCTTATCACCACGGGCGGGCCGAAGTTTGAACAGCCCATTGAAACCAACGCCCACCGCTCGGGCCGCTTCCATTCTGGAATCATCAAAAAGAAAATGATGGCCGAATACGACATGGAAACCTATGTCAACATGTTCGGCAGCGCGGGCGCTTCCTTGGACAACGCCGTGCGCTTGTTGTTCGAAAATGCTTTCGGCAATGAAGCCGTCAACGCTGGCGTTTCGATTGACTACACCCAAGGGTTGCCAAGCTTCTATTTCAGCCTGGCGCGTGTTTCCACGATTTTCGGGGAATATTATACCGGCTGTTACGCCAAGGAATTGGGTTTCACCTTCCCGGGCGATGGCCCCGCTACCGTCAAGCATTCCGGCAAGGCGGCCAAGGCGCTTATCGCGGGCCTTGCGCAAACGTCTGCCGCGTCAAATGCTTCCGCCGTGGTCACCCTGGTGGCTGGCGAAGAAAACCGCTACACGGTTGGCGCACCTGTCATGCTGGTGGACACCGATGGCCGAACCGTTTTGGCGGGTGTTGATGGCAGCCTGACCGTTGCAAGCATTGACGAATTGGCCCACACGTTGACCCTTTCGGGTGTTGTCACCTGCGGAACGGGCGCTTTCGTGACGCCGTGGCATCCTGGTGCGGTGCAACAAACGGGACGTGACAATGTTTTCACGGACCTTGTTGGTAGCATTAAACTGCGCCAAGGCGGGGCTTCGCTTGACGTGACGAACATTGGCCTGACCTGCACCAATGACACCGTGGACCTTGACAACATTTATGGCGCGGACGCCAACAAGGGCGGCGTGTATGGCAACCGGGCCACGCATACCCTTTCGGTGACCTTCAACCTGTCCAATGAAAACTTCGCGGAAATCGTCTTGGCGCGGAAGTTTGCCGGGTTGTCCCCTGAAATCATCCTCGGGGATGCGGCTGGCCGTCACCTGCGCATTCGTGCCCCGAAGTGGCTGCCTGCGGTTCCTGCCGTTGAAGTGCCGGAAAATGGCGTCACTCCTGTCACGCTTGAGGGTATCTTGTATGAAAGCGCCCCTGGACAGCGTGACCCGATTGAAATTTCATTCCGTTAATAGTTCAGCCTGTTCATGACTTTTGGCCCCCTTGGTATTCCCAGGGGGGCCTTTTTTTGTTACTGTTGAACAAAATTCAACCCAAGGGGGCTTGCGCTATGGCTATCATGAATGTTGTGGAACGTCCGTTGAACGCGGTGCAAATTGTTTCCCGAATTGACGATGCGATTGACCACGCTTCCAGCGATTGGGAAAAGTATGACGAAACCCTTGACATGGCGCACCTGAAGCTTGTTTCGGGGAAACACCCGACCGTGTTTCTGTGCAATTTTGAATTGTCTGCAAAGGATAGGGCCAGCGTGCAAAACGCCATGCTTACCGGAACGGACGAAGACGGAAAACCCAAGGTTGGCCTCGGAAGCTGGCAACTTTCCGTTACGCGAATGGTGCTTAAAGATATTCAAAACCCGGACTATGTGCCGGAAGCAAGCCGCCTTGTGTATAAAATGGACGGCAACCGCCACGCTGATGACCGGACGCTGAACCAATTGAGCCGCCTGGGTATCGTCCAAGAAGTCTTCAACCATTACATTCGGCACACCGAAAAAGCGCATATCCGCGAAGCAAAAAACTGATATGCGCCTTGGTTGACTTGCAGCACGCAAGCCCAAAGGCGCGGAAGACATTCACGTGCCAAGGTTGCCCCGTTCGTGCCTCGCGCAAGTGCGACACGCCGGGGTTTTCCCATTTGAAAAACCCGCTGGGGATTGACGCGGCCAGCTTGAAATATTCGTTTTGTGCCGCAAAGGCGGGCTGGTATCCCGAAATAATTGACGTATTCGAACAATGCCGGGTTGCCTACCTGACCGGCATTCTACCGCAATCCGGTGGGTTAGATGACCAACCGGCACTTTTTGCTATGGTATTCCCGGCTTTTGTCGATAGGTTTAGGGCTAGAACATACGCTAGAATATGGGAAGACGTTTCAGACTATTCCCAACAAATCCTAAACGCGATTTTCGGGAAAAAGAAGTGAGGGGTTGCACATGGCCGTGCGCACAGACGCCGAATTTTTGACCAAGCTGACTGCCAAAGATAGCCTTTCCCCCGCCCTAAGCAGTGTCACGTCATTGGCTGACAACACGCTGAAGTCATTGGATCGGCTTGGCCTGTCAATCATTACCCTGAACCAAGCATGGGAATTGGGCAAAAAGGCTGTTGAAGCCTTGATTGGCCCGATTGAAACCGTGCTTGACGCCTATGCCGAAGCCGAAAAAGCCAATGCCCGCTTGGCCAACAGCCTGCGCCTTCAGGGGCAATACACCAAGGAAGCCATGCAAGGCTTCACGGCGTTCGCCCGCGAAATGCAGCGCACCACGATGGCCGAAGATGACCAAGTGCTGGGCATGCTGGCCACGGCCAAGGCCATGGGCGTGACGGACGAAATGGCCAAGAAAATGGTGCAAACCGCGATTGACTTGGCGGGTGCCATGGGCACAGACGTGCAATCAGCATTTGCCGACATTCAAGGAACACTTGCCGGGATGGCTCGGGGCGTGTCCAAGGTTGTTCCTGAATTGCGGCTTTTGACCCAAGAAGAATTGCGGGCGGGTAAGGGTGTGGACATGCTGGCCGAACGCTTGGCCGGATCGGGCGAACGCGCAACAAAAACCATGATTGGAATGGCTGCCCAAACCCGCAACGCTTGGGCAGACGTTTTGGAAGAATTGGGTGGCCTACTTCGGGACGCCTTCCGCCTTCCCGGCAGTGACGCCAGCGGTGTGGTGGGAATGCTAGGCGATATTCGGGACGCCATTGAATCCTTGCGCGAACCGGCTAAGGCCATGCGGATTGAAATGCAAGCCTTCTTTGGGGGCATGCGCGAAGGTTTGGCAAGCGTGGATTGGAAGGGCTTGGCCGATTCCATGAAGGTGGCAGCCGTTGCCGCTGGTGTTTTGCTTCTCGCCATGCAGGGAAGCCTTGCCCTCGGGGCGGTTGTCTATTTCGGTGACCTGGCGCTGACGGTAGGAAAGGCAGCCCTGGCGTATGGCAAGCTGGCCTTGTCTGCCTCGTTTGCTGCCTTAAAGGTTGGCCTTGTGGCCGCTGGTATCATGACCACGGTTGTGGGCATTGACCTTTTTGTGCGCAACCTGTCTCGCTTGGATCAGCTTTTCACTCTGTTTTTCACCCACGTCATTGGTGGCCTAACTGTCATTGCGCAGGCGTTCACGAAATTGCTTGGCATGGACAAGCTGACGGCTTCCCTCGAAAAGGGAATGGAACAGCTGGCAATCAAGGCGGAAGCGGCCAAAGATGGCATGGATTGGGGCATTGCCGGGAAGGCAATGGAACAGCTTAAAACCTTCATGGACGGGTTCCAAAAGGGTGCGGACGGGACAGCCGACAGCCTGAAAAAGGCAGCGGACGCGGCTGAAAAATATGGAAACGTTGCCGGTAGCGCATTGCGCGGGCTTCGTCCCCTTACCGAAGAAAACCGCAAACAGCTTGATGACATAATCAAGAAGACGGAAGACTTGCAGCTGAAGGCCCAAATGCGTGGGTTGTCTGAAGCGCAAGCGGCACAAGTGGAATTGCGTGCCATGCTTGACAAGGCTGATGCGCTTGAAAAAGCGATCAAGCTTCAAAAGGCAATGACACCCGCGATTCTGGCGCAAATTGACGCCTACCGCGAAGCTGCAAAATCGGACGCAAGCGCACGCATGTTTGATGCACAGAAAAAAGCGCTTCAAGAAGTTACGGAAATGGTCAGGAAGTATCAATTTTCGATGGCTTCCGCCTTCTCGGATTTGACGGGTATTGGTGGGGAAGTCACTGGCATTTGGGAAGCGCAAAGCAAGGCAATGGACGAAATTGCCGAAAAGCGCAACGCCATGAAGGAAGCCGGAACCATGACGCCTGAAGCTGAACAAAAGCTTCAGGGCGCTGAATCGGACGTGCGCAATAAGGCGATTCTTGGATATTTGAAGGCTGGTGCATCTTACATTGGGGCGGCTATTTCCAAGGGAGCGGAAGCCATTGCAGGTGTTATGTCGGGAAAATATCTTGACTATCTTTCAAGCATAATTGAAACGATTGCCAACCTTCCCGACACGTTAATGAAAGCGTTTGATAGGCTTGACGTGGCTATTGGAAGCTTGATTGAAAAGCTTCCTGGCATGCTTGACAATTTCTTGACAAAGCTTCCAAGCCTTATTGACAAAATTGTTGCCGCAATTCCACGCTTGGTTCAGGGCATTCTTGACGCCATACCGAAGCTGGTGGATGGCTTGGTGAAAGCTATTCCGAAGCTGGTGGATGCGCTATTGAAGGCTATGCCCGCAATCACTAAAAGCATGTCGGAACAAATCCCGAAAATTATGGGAATGCTGTTAGATCAGCTACCCAAGATTTTCAATAAGCTGCCGGAAATCATACAGCCCTTGATTGACATGATTCCAAAAATGTTTGAACAGCTTATGGCCAAGCTGCCCGAAATTATTGAAAGTCTTTTGGGCGCACTTGGGAAAATCATTGGAAGCATTATTCGAATTATTCCTACGTTGATTGTCACTCTTTTTCAGCGTTTGCCTGACATTATTGAAAAATTCATTTCCGGTTTCATTGGCGCAATCGGGGAAATTGTTGCGGCCATTATTGACGCCTTCATTGTGAAGGGTGGCATTTTCAAAATTGTGGGCGCGTTCATTATGATGATTCCTCGCATTGTGTGGGCAATCGTTAATGGCGTGGCAATCGGAATCAAAAAGTTTTTCCAAGCTTTCAGCTTCAAGGGAACAAAATTTATTGAGGGCGCAAAGCAAATACCGAAGGATTTTGAAAAGGCTGCGAGTAAGCTTGGCAAGGCGATTGTTCGAGATACCAGTCAGCTATTTAAAGTGTCTGAATTGACGCAAGCGGTGCGCGGCACTGACCTAGCTGACCGCATTCGGGATTCAATCAACGGGGCTGTTGAAGGCTTCACAATCAAAATTCAAGGTGTTTGGCAGGCTATCATGGACCTGTTCAAAAAAGCGTGGTTGTGGGTTCGTGACGAAATTTTTGCCCCAATAGGTCGGTGGCTGCGAAGCGCTTGGCAATTTGTGTTGGATTTCTTCTACAGCTTTGCCGCGCTAATCAAATCAGCGTGGGAAGACATTCTTAATTTTTTCAGAAATTTTCGACAGGTAATCAATGACGGATGGCAAGGCGTCAAAGACTTTTTCAGCGGGTTAGCAAACGCCTTTTATGACCTCGGAAATCAGCTTTGGCTTGGCCTGCGCAATGGTATGGTTTCCGGGCTTATGGCTGTATTTGAAGGGCTAATGAAACCCCTGCGGGATTTGTGGAACACAATGACAAATTGGAAGCTTCCAAGCTTTCCAACATTTTCATGGCCAAAATTTCCAAAATTCACATGGCCCGAAATTCCTGCCCCGGGATGGCTAAAAGATATCGGTGGCGGCGGGGGCGGTGGAGGAAAAGCCTGGTATGACCCTAGTGGGTGGTCACTTGCCAGTGGTGGCATGGTGGAATCCCTGACCCGTTACCTGGAACAGGGTGGGATGACTTACGCGGCTGATGGGTATTTCAAGCCGAAGGGCACGGACACGGTGCCAGCCATGTTAACCCCTGGCGAGTTTGTTGTAAGCAGGCAGCCCGCGCAAGCAAACGCTGGTTTGTTGGCCGCTATTAACGGTTCGCGTGGCCCATTGCAAACGGGCGGTGGAAGCTTGGTGCTTAACGTAACAATAAACGCAAAAACAAATTTGACGCCCGATCAGGTGCGCACGGAAGTGGTGCCGGTGATTGAGCGGGCGCTAAAACGCAAATCACTTGACGGCGGCTTTGTGCTGGCGAGTAGCGGGGTGCGGGCATGATTACAGGCTACCTTGAGCGGCCCTATTTGGCCGATTCCTATTTGTCCGGGTTCAATGACGGCGTGTTGACCGGGGCGCAAGTGCGCATGGTTGTGGATCGGCAGGCGGCCACGCACATGCAAGTCATGCTTCAGGTGCTTGACAAGCTGAACGCGCTTCATGTCCAGCTGAACCAAGTGGTGAATGCTGACGGTCATACCTTGGGCCAAGTCACCCAGCAAGTGGATGCGACCAACCGAACCCCCACGCAAGTGCTGATGCGCGTTGTGGACAAGTATGTGCAGCTTCGGGCACAAGCCGACATGGTGCTTGAAGCTGTTGGCATGCCGGTCAAGGCCCAAGTGCAACAGGTTGTTGATAAGCTGGGGACGATGGAAGCCCAAGTGCTTTCAATCGTCATGAAAACCACCAGCGTGGGCACGCAAGTCAACATGCAAACAGACGGCCAGCGGGTGGCCGGGATGCAACAGAAAATTAGCCCATTGTTCCAACACTTGCAGCCAAATTACCTTCAATATGCTTACCTGACCACGCCCTACTTGGCCGCTGAAATGCACGCCTTGCAAGGTGTTCAGGTTGCAATGAATTCAACCGTGAATCGGGAAACTTTCGCGCAAGTCAATCAGGTCATTTTGCGCGACGTGATTCCCCACATGCAAGCCAACATGGTTGTGTTCAAGGAAATACCGCTTGCCTCGCAAGTGGCCATGCGCATTTTGGACCGTCCGGTTGACACCCCCATGCAGGTCAATCAACAAATTGCGGACCACTTGGTGCGCTCCAAATCGCAAGTGCTGATGCAAATTGTGGATCATGAGAAGCCCTTGCGCATGCAAGTGCTTATGGTGAAAGCTGCCGACACGCAAGCCCAAGTCACCATGGTCATATACAACACCACGCAATTGCGCATGCTGCGCCAATTCCCCTCGCGCGGGACGCCAGCCTTGGGTGGAACCAATTGGGTTTCCGATCCACCCCCGCCCGCTGGTGACTTCTCACCCAACAACCTGAACACGGACGTGATTGAACAGTGTTGGCGAACGCCTGACGGTGTGACTGCCCTGGCGTCTTTGATTTGTGACACGGGCTTGCCGCAAGGGGCCTTTGTGGACACGGCGGCTATTCTTGGCCACAACCTGACGCGAAGCGCCACGGTCACGTTACAGGGAAGCGCTGTTTCAGACTTTTCCACGGTTGGATTTTCCACCGTGCTGAACAGCGAAGAATTGAATACCTATTACATTTCCCCGGACCTTCCCACGGCTGGGTTTAGGTATTGGCGCTTCCTTATCGAAGACCCGACCAACCCGGACGGATACCTGAAAATTGGAACAATTATTTTCGGTGCTTCGGAAATCTTCAGCACGTTGGAAAGTTTCACCAACCCAATCGTGCAGGGGCAAAAGCATTTCAAAGACGTGGTGGAAACCGAAGGCTTCACGAATGTCAGCAATGACCGGGCACTTAGGCGCTACCTGCAATTGAATTTCCAAGCGTTGCTTCGAAACAACGGCAATTTCAGGAAGCTTGAGGAAACCTATATGCAGGCGCGGACGGGCTTGAAAGTGCTTTATATCCCAACGCCCACCTATCCTTCCCGGTTTGCTATCTTCGGAAAATTGACAAGCATGCCCGAGACAACCCACACCAGCAACGGCGTCAATGAAGAATACATTGATTTGAAGCTGGACATTGACGAAAGCCTGTAACCCTATGGCAACAAGCGATAGAAGGCCATATCTGACAGCGCCCGCACTCACGCAGGCGCTTTTGGATCAATGCCAAGACAATCTTGAAGGAAAGCTGGAAATGGTGGCAGACATTGAAACCCCCCTTGGGGTTTTGCACGTCAGCGACCGCAACAAATATGTGGGTGGCACCTTCTATAAGGCAGCAACCAAATTTCCCGCCGTCAAACGAACCCTTGGTGATTGGCTTTCGCCCGAATTGGAGTTTTCAACCCTAACCATTCAAGTCAGCAATGTGGACGGCAGCCTAAACCGATACTTACCGGCTGGGGCTGATTTTGGTGGGTGGATTGGGCGGGCTGTGGAAGTAAGGCTTGGTTTACGTGACGTTGCCGCAAGTTACACCACAATATTCAAGGGCTTTGTCACAGAAGTGGGCGGCTTCAGCCGCGATATTGGAAGCATTACGTTAATAGCTCGGGATCGGTTTGACAAGCTGAATTCAGACTTCCCCACTAGCGTTTTCACAAGTGACGCATACCCCGATATTGACCCTAACTTGATTGGCGTGGTTGTCCCCGTGGTGTATGGGGATTGGACGGTTGCCGTCAACAGCGACATGGCCAGCGTTCCAGCCTACCCCGTCAATTCCAAAAACCCTGGTGTTATTGCGGGTTCCAACAACCTTTTGCTTCATATTTCCGAAAACGCTTTGCTTGACTTTGACCCGGCAAACGTGTGGTTGCGCCGTGGCAGTGATTTCACCCAGGTGCCAAACGCCAGTGTTGTGAATGTGGCGGTGGACAAGCGCACATTCGAAATTGCCCAAGGGGGCGGTTACACGTGGTCAGACGGGGATACCTTCTTTGTGCGCGTGAAGGGCAAAGATTTGGGGGCCTATTCTGGCAACCCTGTGTCAATCGCCAAGGATATGCTTGCCACCTATGGGGGCCTGTTGGCGGGGGATTTCAACCCCAATTGGGACACCCTGCGGGATAAGGCCACCCCTGCCCCGGACGCGATTGCAAGCATGAAAGCCCGTGTTTGGCTACAAGAACCCCAAAAGCTGATGGCTTACGTGGCTAGTTTGCTGGAACAGGTCCGGCTTGAACCCTTCCTTTCGCGTGACCTGACCCTGAAGCTGAACAGCATGCACTTTTCGGATTTTGTGGCCTCACCCAGCCACATGGTGCGCAATTGGGACGTGCAGCGCGGAAGCTTTAAGCCCGTTCTTGATGACCGAAACCAGTGGAATAGGGCGAGGGGGGAATATTGCTTTGACCCGCTATCAAATGGCAACCTGAACCAAACGCCCGTATTCCGCAACCAGGCAGCAATTACCCAAGCCGGGAAGGCCATTAGCAAAAAAGTGGTGTTCCCCAACCTTTATGAATCGGCTACAGTGGAACAACAGCTTGCAGAAATGCTAAAATTGGCCAGTAGCTACGCAGAATTTTGCGAAATGAATTTGACCAATCGCGCAATGCTTCGGGACGTTGGTGACTTTGTGAAACTGAATGTTCAAATCGGATCAACGCAATTTGTGGACGTACCTGCAATGGTGCGTGAATTGTCTTATGACCCGAAGGGAATGTTGCCCGTGCGTGTTTGGTCCATGCAAATGGTGCCCTTCTCGGGCTGGGCACCCGGCTATGCTGGCATTGTGGGCGGTAGCACCGCCGTAATCACTCAAGAGTAATTGAAAGGGGAAATTCATGGCGGTCAACCTGACTATCAGCAAAACGGTCACAGGCTCACAAGTCAATGACACCTTGGCGGGTGGTTCCAGCGGCTTGGATTTGGGCAGCGTGGTGAACGGGAAATATTGCCCGATCATTTCGCAATCAAGCAACACCGGGTGGCAACAGCTTTATATCCGGCATGACGCGACAATTAACGAAATCGACAACGTGAAAACGTTTATTGCGCAATTCAGCGGCACATACGGCGGCGCAGTGTCGGCAGCGGCAGACTTCGCCACGTTGAAGGCCAAAGGTAACGCGGACGCCGAAACCACAGCCAACAACAATGACGGCTTGGCCTCGGGCCTTCGCATGGAACACGGCGCTGACTTGGCGGGTGCCTTGGGCGCTTCGGCGTTCCTTCCCTCGCGTGCACAGGTCAAAATTTATGGCAACAACAACACGGACGGCATTGACTTGGCTTCCGCGTTCGCCGTTCATGAAGACGCCATGACGTATTGGAACGGTTCCAGTGAAGTGGTTGCAACCACGCCAGTGGCGGGGAAAATTGGAAAATCCACGGACGCCGTGCTTGGCAACCGGGCCAATTTGAAGCTTCGCTTCTACCTTGAACAGGCCGCCCCGGACGGCGGAATTTTGCAATTTGATTGGGTTACGGCGTATAGTTTCACCGCGTAATTCAATGGCTTCAAAGCCCTGTCACGTGGCCTTCGGGCGCGTGACGGGGCAGTGTGCTAAAAGGGGTTTGGAATGAACGCAGGGTTAGAACCACTTTATAGACTTCGCTGGCGCTTTGATTATGCCGACCGGGCCAGCAAGTGCGGAATGTGGTGCTATGCGTCAAACCGCCCCGAGGAAATGGCATGTTTTCAAAACACCACTGGTTTGGTTCGCGCGTGTGTTCAGGCGGAAAACCTGAAGACATGGGAAACCGAAGACGTGGTGGAATGTGACGGGCATGACTTTGTTGAATTCCGTTGGGTGACTGCCGTTTCCATGAATCCGCTCATGCTTCAAGGAAGTTTCACCAGCCCCGGCACCATTGTGGGCCTCGAATTGATTACCCGGGCCAAGCGTGCAACAGCACTTGTGAATGGAAAACTGCTAGTGCGTGAGCGCACGGCGGAAGAAATGTTGAACAATTTAGACCAATATCGGAAGTAAGGGGGAAGACATGCCCACCACGTCAACTATTCTTGGCCGCATGCTGTTGGATCACCCTGACCTTGGGTTTGACGGCGGTGTGACACTTGAACAGAAAATCAAAACACTCTACACGCGGCTTTCGGACAGCATGCCAAGCCGCTTTTTCACAGCGGTGTCTTTGGCCAACGGTGCCAGCGTTGACTTTGAACACGGATTTCACGCTGACTTTGCCGAAATGGGCTTTCGCCTGTATTTGTGGGACAACGGCACGGGCGAATTGACCCGCGTGAATCCCACCACGGGCTGGACGATTGCCGCCACGGCTGGGTTCCTCACCACAAAAACCACGGTGACCAACAACACCGGAAGCGCCAAAACATTCGCGCTGTGGTTGTTCCATTGGCCGCTGGTGGAAAAACTTGATGACCTGACGGACGTGGACCTTGTCACCACAAGCCCCGAAGACGGCCAAGCCCTGGTGTATAGCGCAGCCCTTGCCAAGTGGCTGCCTGGTGCTTCCGGGGATTCCAGTTTCAAAATCCAAGGCGTGGTTGACCCGAACGCTACCATTAAGGGCGGGTTCCTTATGCTGCCGGACGGGCGTGAATTGGCCACGTATGACGGCGCGGGAAGTGCTTCAACGGATTTTGGCAAAGACATTACGGTTGACCTTGACGCCGTGCTTGGTGCCAGCCCTGCCAACAACACCACGTATTACCTCTATATTGACCTCGCCACGCTTGGCGCGGCGGTGACTTGCACCGACAACGGGCGGAAATTGTACGCCGTTCAATATTCCAATTTCTACCTATCCACCACAGCCCCGGACGCCATGAATCGAAGCCGTTACATTGCACGCGGGTTTATCCGCAGCGCCACCACGGGAACCGTGTGGTCAGGTAGCGGGGCCGCGTTTGGCACCTTGGCCTTCCTTAAAGGGGAACAGCCCCCGGTGGCAGTTTCCCCCCTGGTATTTTCCCAATCCCAAACCCTGGTTTCCAGCGTGGGCACCAGCGGCCAAATCCGTCAGGGTCACAACCTTTCCCAAAAGAGTTTCCCGGCAGCGGCTTGGAACGCGGCTAACCTGTCCGTGTTCCCGCTGGCGCAAAACGGGACGTCCCTGTTTGGTGGGCGTGACCTGACGCTTTACAACGGCGCAGCGGGTGCGGTTGGTATCTTGGGTGATGCAAATAGCGCGATTTCTCTGAACGGAACGAACCAATATTTAGGAACTACCGATGCATTTTTTGATCCGGGTAACCAAAATTTCACGGTTGGCGGGTGGTTCTATTCTGCCGATTGGATACTTGGAACAGGGTATGGAATTTTAGGACAAGGCAACACAACTTCAGACCGTAGCTTTGCGCTATACATGACGGTTACTGGAACATTTGCTCTGTATTGTTCATCGTCAGGAACATCTTGGGAGCTATCAGTAACGGATATCGCGCACGGTATCGCAGACAATACCCCCGGCTGGCACCATATTGCTTTGCGCTACAAGGCAAGCACCAACACCTTTAACCTATTCCTTGACGGTAAAATAATCGGAAGCGCAAGCCTTAGTGGTGCGCTCCATGCTGCGTCTAGCAATTCGTTTAGTGTGGGCGCGGTGGATAACGCTGCATTCTTCACAGGCCGCGTAGATGAATTTTTCATGGCCGTGGGTGTGGACCTTGGTGACCATGACATAGCGAAAATTTGCGCCACGCGCCTTGACCACAACAAAGCCTTACCAAGTGGCCGCCAAGGCTGGACGCTGAACCACTATGCCGCTGGCGTGGCCCCTGTCACACCGCTGCTTAATGCGGTGCTTGACCAATCCGATAGCAATAGCGTCTTCCTTGACCTGTCCCAAGCCGATCCAACCGACCGTGTGGACATTCAGTTGCAAGACACGGGCGCAGCGGGTGCGGTAAGCGTTCCGGTTCAGACGGCTGAATTCACGTTCTCAGCCACGGGACAATTGACCGCAGCGGGAACAGGCTTCCCCACCAACCTTGTGGAAGACGTTCGCAGTTTGCAAGGCTGGCAGAAGACTTCAAACGGCTGGGAACCAATCGACCTCGTGGGCATGGTTTGGGTGACGGCTACGGGGGCCAAATACCTGCAAGGAAACATTGACGCGCTTGTGCCTTCCGCCACCAACCCGGTGCGCGTGATTGTGGCCAGCACGGCTTCAGCGCAAGCGGTTGGTGTGGCCACGGCAACGCAAGCGGGTTTGTTGGTTGCGGGTGCTATTCCCGGACGCCTTGACGGTGTGGCACCTGCCGCGAATATTGTTGGCGAAACGGTATTCGACTCAGGCATCTCAAGCATTGATGTATATGCCGCGCTTGGTAATTGGACAGCATCAAATGATATTTCCGTGTCTCTATCACCCGGTGTTTGGAAAATTGATTATGGGTTCGGTATTCAGTGGGTGGCTGGTGTTGGTTCTGCATTGCTTGCTATAAAACTTGGTTGCGTGGATGCTTCGAATACTGAGCTTGACTTGAGTTATAATATTGCTGGTTATGGTCTCACTAATCCGGACGCACAGATTCGAAACAATGGTTCTTTTATTCTGAATACGGCTACAGCCAAAGTCATTAGGGTAGCTGGGTATGCAGGTGTAGCATCCGGATCGGTTTCGACACCCCCATCCCTTCGCATACGAAATGATGGAGCGACTTTTAACTGGGGCAAAGGCTTCATTCTAGCAACACGGATTGCCTAACATGAAAGGATTTGAAATGAACAAAAAGATTATCGGAATACTTTGCGCGGTAGGCTTGGGCCTTTCCGCTTACGCTTTCAGCGTGTCAAACATTGTGCAGTCAATCACGTACAACCCAAACGTGAAGGGTTTTATTGCGCTCATGAAAGGTGATTCCTCGAAAGTGATTGAGGAAAAGCCGAAGCAATACGTTGCTGGTCAAACCTATAATGGTGTGGCCCTTACAATTAGCGGCACCAATATTTCTCAGGGAAGGTCGGTTTTTGTTCCGTATAGAACAGTAGATGGAGTTTGGCGGCTTCGTTTTTCTATCAACTTAGGAATTTCACCAGGAGTCACTTCGCTATCGGTAACTGTTAACGGTGTATCGGGATATGCAAATGGCCAAATGTTCAGCGTTCTAGGTATTGGCACCGCACCCTATAGTGGATCGGGCAATTTCACTTCAGGCGCTTTTCAAGCGTATTTCGCAACCAGTTCCACAACTATGCTTGCTTCCGGTGATGTTGAATTAACCGCGAAACCCACATGGGCCGACTAATTAAAGGAAACAAAAATGAAAAAGTTTTTTCTGCTTTTCTTCATTTCCACGCTGGCCTTTGGGCAGCAAGCACCGCGCCAATCGTTTGGGGCGCAGAATTATATCATCAATGGTGGAATGGATTTTTCTCAGCGCATTGGTGTAGGAACACCTGCTAACCTAACAACGTCTTTTGTTTATTATCTTGATAGATGGTTCGTCCGATACGGCAATACCTTCACGGGCACGCCAACGGTTACCCAATCGGCGTACTCTGGTAATCCCAATGTGCGTTATCAAATGCTTTTGTTTGGTAATGCATCGGGGGCCACAAGTTTTTACGACTTGGGGCAGAGAATTGAAAGCGCCAACGCTGTTCAGCTTGTCGGAAAAGCAATCACGATAAGCGCAAGGGTATACAATCAAGACGCCACAGGCACTTCCGTAGGACTTTATTTAGGCTATCCAATTACCGGCACGGATAACTGGACGGGTGGCGAAACCGCTATTACCGTTCCAAGTCAAACCAAGACCTTGACAAATGGCGCATACACGACACTCACTTGGACCGTTCCAAGCCTTCCCGCCAACGTGGCTACTGGTTTGCAGGTGCGCT